GGTTAAACACAGACGAAATTGAGAAACAAATTAAGTCAATCAATGGACTTGCAGATAAAGCTAGGGGTACTGGTAAGTCTCCTTTAGATGATAAAGCTCTTAAGCGTACATCTATTGAGGTCCATAACGTAGCTGAGTCATATAAGAACCTTTATAATGTCATTAATTCTGTGGATGGTGCTGTATCTAAGCTCACATCAAACATGATTAGATTAGGGGCTGTAAACCCTGCTAAAGCTATGTTAGGAAGCTTTAAGTCTATTTCTTCTGAAGTACTAGGCATCCAGCGTTCTCTAGCTACTATGGTAGGTGGAGGTCTCAGAAGTAGTCTTACAGGTATTGTTACAGGTATTAATACTGCTTTTCGTTCAGGTTTAAGAGAACTCAATGAAGAGGCTAATAACCTTGGGGATGCTATGCAAATTTACCGTATCAACATGCAAGCATTAGGTAAGAGTGAAAAAGATATCAACTTATCTATGAAGCGGTTGGGTGATTATGGTAAGGCATCTGTGTTTGATGCTACTGACCTCTTGGAACAAGCTTCTACATTCACTGCCTATAACAGAACTGATGCTGAAGAAATCACAAAAGCCTTTGCAGGTCTTACAGCTCAGACTAAAAACCCTGTCCAAGGTATGAAGACTATCACTACACAGATGGCTCAGATGATGGCGGCAGGGGTGCTCAATCAACAAGACTTTCGTTTTATTCGTGAGCGTTTCTCTGCTCTAGGTGCTTCTGAAGTTAATAGAAGACTTACAGAACTTGCTAATGCTAAGGGTGAAAGTACTGTTATTGATGCTACAAGGAAAAGACTTATCTCTTCTGATGAGTTCCTTGATGTAATTAAGCAGGTAGGTAGTGACCCTAAATTCCAAAGTCTTGTAACTTCCATCATTACACCAAGACAGGCTATTGCCAACTTAAAAGAAACTCTATCTAACCTCCTTGTGTTTGATAAAGTTGATGATGAAGGTAATGTAACTCCAGGAGCTCTTAACAAGGTTTATGTTGCTACTAGAGAGTTTATTAAGGGTATCACTGAAATTGTTAGTAGTGCCAAATTTGAGGAGTATGTCCGTAAGTTTGGTGATGCTATTGGAGACTTGATTACTAAATTCTCTCAAGTAGGCAGAGTTATTGGTATGACTCAAGGCTCAGCCTTACTACGTTCTATGGAAACCTTTGGTAAAGAGTTATCAAAAGGGTTTGATGATAAAGGCTTTGTCAACAATATTAGAGAACTATCTAAATCTGTGGAGGACTTCTTCAGTACTACAGGCTCATCCATTGGTAAGTTCCTTGGAGAAGCAGGTAATGAATATATTAAATTCCTTCGCTCAATGGTTGATATTGGTAAGGAAGGTATTAACAAAGGTTTCCTTGATGGTATCACTGAAGTCATTAAGATGTACAGAAATCTTGCTGACCTTGCTGTGTCCTCTGGTGCTGTTAAATTGCTCTCAGAAAGCTTCTCACGCTTCTTTAAGGTAGTTAATGATGTAATTACTAGGGGAGCTAATGTAAACGCTCTGAAGACCACTGTGAGCTCTCTAGGAGACTTTGTAAAACAGCTCTTTGACTCTATCCAATTTATTGGTACTAAGACTAATCTTATTCCTACTGCTTTAGGTGTTGTTAAGAGCATCCTTAACTTCTTCACTGAGGTTATGGCTAAGACTCAGAAAGGTTTAAACCCTTCAAGAGTTAATACAGGTCTTAAGAAGATTGGTCAAGTTATTGATAACCTATTAAAAGGACTAGCTCCTATTGTGGCTGAGCTTGGTTCAGGGTTAATCAATGCACTCACATCCTCTTCAGGAGTTGCTTTCTTCAGAGCTATAGGCAACTTTATTAAAGCTGTGGTAGAAGGTATTAGAAACCTTTTTGCTCAGCTAGGTAATGGTAATGTTGAAATTGGTATGAGAAAAGTTCTCAACACAGTTACTACCATTATCAATGTACTAACTTCTATTGCTAATGTAATCGGTGCCAATGCTAAGATTTTCCTTATTGGTACTATCCTTGCTAAGGTTGGAGGTATTGTAGGTAAGTTAGTTACTTTCCTAGGTACTACTATAAATAGCCTTAACTCTATCAGAGGTATATCACCAGGTTCTATATTCAATAGAAGCTCACAAGGTGGTTCACAGGGTGGTTTTGGAGGCTTCCTACCTTTTGGTAAAGGTTCTAGTGCACCTAAATATCAACTAGGTAATAGGTGGGACCTTTCTAAGCAACTTATGAGCAATTCCTATGCAAGCTATCAACTTGCATACGCCCAAACAGGTAGTAGATGGCAAGGTCTTAAGGCAGGAGTACAGTCTACTAAAGGCTATGCTAAGATGTTCTCTCAACAAGCTTCAGGAGCTATGAAGTCCTTTGGTAAGGGAGCTTTAGTTCTTGGTGGGATGTTCAGTGGGATGATTTTTGATGGAGTTAATGGATTAGTCCAAAACTCTAACATGTCACCTATCCTGAAGAAGGGTTCCACTGTGCTTACATCCACTGCTTCAAGTGCTCTCATGGGAGCAAGCATGGGGACATTCTTCGGACCTGTAGGAACTGCTATTGGAGCAGGTATAGGCGGTTTGCTTGGAGTAGCTTCAGGATTATTCACTACAGCTCAGGAAGAGCAACTTGCTGAACAAGAGCGTGAACTCAAGAGACAGGTTAAGAAGGAAGAAGAGCAAGCTAAGGAAGAGCAATTAAAAGCTAAAGTTGAAGCCTTGAAAGAAGAAGGAAGGTCATATACAGAACTCCTTAGAGGTTTCTATAAATCTATTGGAAGCAATGGAGAGTCTAACTTAGCTAACTCAATATCTGCTGTGGCAGGAATTTCTAACCAAACAGGTATGAATGCTAAGAACTCTAAGTCATCTATTGGCTTAGCTAGTATAAACCCTGACTTTGAGAAATTATCAACATATAATGTTGATATCAATGGTGAGACTAAGACATGGCAACAATGGAAAGAACAGTTTGGAGTTACTGATGAAGAGCTTCTTGCTTCACTTCAGTTGTTCTATGGTTCTATGGGACAAAAGATGTTTGAGGTTAAGAGTTCTATTGATGGAACAACACAAGAAATTCAAACATTCTCACCAGGTGAACAGAGTAGACAGGGACTAAACACTGAGAGGTTCAAAAATGCTGTTATGTCTATTTGGGGAGGTTTAGACCAAACCAAGGAATACTTGTTTAAGGACCTAAGTGTTTATTCAGAAAGTCTTAAGTCAGCTCTTGATGGTAGTAAGTTTTCATCTAAGAAAGACCAAGAAACTGCCTTAATTGAAGCTCTTAAGCAAGTAGGTATCTCTGAGGAGTTTCTTAAGGAACAGTCTAGGGGAAATCTTATTGACTATGCAACTAAGCTTCAGAAATCAGCAGAAAGCCTAAGTAAGAGCTCACAAGAAGCTAATGCTGATAGGGTAGAAAGTATCAACAAACATCTATCAAAGGTTCCTACAGAAATTAGGAATATTTTAACAGAATATGTTAAAAATTCTTCGCTTGATATAGCAGAAGAGATAGACCAAGTTGCTTATCAGTATAAAACTATCAAGAAAACTAATGATAGTGCTCATAGAGCAGGTCTAGCTGATAAGTTGGGTGAGCTTGAGAATAAAGTCAATGAGGTAGCCTCAGGTAAGATGAATGATTTTCTTGAAGGTATCAGAAATAGCTCTAAGAGTGATGATACCAAGAAAGAAAAGTTATCAGGATTTATCTCTAAGATGAAAGGCTTTGATGAAGAGATTGGTGATATCATTGCTGACCGTATGGTAGAAAAAGGAGAAACCTTTGCTGAAGCTGTGAAGAACTTCCAAAAAGAGAACACTATATCTCCTGAAAAGCTTGAGAAAACAAAAGCAACTATTACAAACTATACAAATGCTATAGGTAAAATGTTTGCTAATGGTGATATCAAGATTGAAGAAGCTAGTGCCCTACTATATGGTATAGATATCTCTAACATAGACACCACAAAACTTGATGCTAAAGGTAAAGCCCTCCTTGAAGAAGTCAAGAAAAAGGTGGATACTACTGATGGAGCTATCGGTAAGATTAAATCAGCGGTAGAGAAGAACAACCCAGAAGATGTTGATACTTCAGGCATTGAAAATGCTAGTGCTGATATCAACCGAGCTCTAGCTTCACTAACAGCTAAAGCTACAGGAGCTATGCAAAGTATTATAGCTAAGATACAATCAGGCTCAGGAAGTATTGCTAACAGAATTGGAAGTAAGAAGTCCAAACACAAGTTTGCAGGAGGAGCTGTTAAGTACTACTCAGGAGGAAGTTTTGGTGGTGTAGATTTTGTTTCACGTGGAACAGACACAGTACCAACTATGTTGACTCCTGGTGAGTATGTGCTACGTAAGAAAGCTGTTGATAGTCTAGGAACTAACTTCTTAGATAAGCTCAACAAGTATGGCTTCAGTGCTTTACAAAAGGGCACAGGTCAGACTATAATTAATAATGTATATAACAACAATAATGCTCAGATTAGTCAAAATATTGACAATAAGTCTCAGTATTTGAATGGTATGTACGGGATTGACAAGTTAATGAGGTATGTTTAATGTTTAGATGTGATGAAAACTTTTCAAAACCTAAACGATATATCCAATATAATGACCTTGTGTTCCTTGGTAGAAAGTCTATTGATGAACAGTCAGAAAGTATTAGTCTGAGAGAGAGTAAAACCTCTCGGACTTTTACTCATGGCTCTTATGTTGGTAATCAGAGTGATAAGTCACTGATAGAAAGTAACTCTATCTCACTGAAGGTTGCCCTTAGAACCCAAGACTGGTCTGAGGAGCATGTTCAGGCTCACTATGACTTTATCATTGAACAACTAACTACACCAGGTAAGCTGTGGGCTATTCAAACAGGTCTACAGCTTGTGTGGTGTAATGCTTATGTTACTAGTATTCAGTCAGCTAAGGAGTGGGTAATCACAGATGATGACTACCTAGTATTCAAAGTTGAACTAGATAACCCTGATGGTGTTTGGTACAAGGCAGATGAGGCTAAGACCTATTTAGAGCCCTATGATAACTGTGACTTTATTGAGATGAAGGCTAGTTGCTTAGGTAAGTCTAGAGCTTGCTGTAACACTCTACCTAACTGTGATAATCACTGTGAATGTTGTGAGACAGATTGTGGTGAGATGGACGGTATGGTAGACCTATGTACTGCTCAGACTAATGTTCAGTTCATGAATGACTTCTATGAAGAGTGTAACTCTAAGTGGAGAGTAGTATATAACTGTTCTAGATGCAAACAGGATGGAAAACAGCTAAAGGACCTCTATAAACATGCTATCTGTGATACATGTGTAAATGAGGTTATGACAGGTGACTTCCTATCAACTACTGTTCTAGATAGTCACAGATGGAGCTTTGCTCTTGAAGGTGACTTTAAGGACCCTATTGTAAGGCTAAATGATAGAGACTTTAAGATTTTAGGTACCTACAGTGGAGTACTCACAGCAGATTACAAGGGTAATGTTAAATATGCTAAGTCTTGGGAGTGTTTAGAGTTCAACTACAATGAGGTGTCTCTTGATGCCTTAAGATTGTGTGCTGAGATGCCTTATGTCAAGAAAGGTCTAAATACTATTTCTGTGAGTGGTGTTGTGAGTGAGAGTGCTTGTATCTTCTTGGATTATGAGAGTGTAACTATATGATTGGATATATTTTAAATAGCAATGGTTCAGGCAGAAGGTCTACCATTATTCCTAAGGAAGACTTTCTAGGTGAAATTTCAGTTGAGTTCTCCATGATGGAGGTTCCTGCAATTCAATTAACCCTTCCTATTAGATATTCTAAATTAATTAGTGGAAACACACATATTATACTTCAAACAGATGACTGGAAGTATGAAGGTTATGCAGGAGATAAGTCAAATGACTTCAAGGATATGACTGTGACTGTTAAGACCTCTCATGTGATAGGTAGGTTGGGTAAACGAACCCTTCCTACCAATGTCACTGTTAAGGCTCGTTCTGTAGTATCTGCTGTGGAACAAGCTCTAGGATACTGGTCTAATGAAGCTCACAAGGATGACTTACTTAATGACTTTAAGATTAAGTATGTAGATGACTATGCTGAGAAGAACCTGATTGAGTATGAGTTTTCCAATGAAACATTCCTTGAGTTTCTTACTAAAGTATGTGAGAAGACTACATCTCTATATTGGAGAGTCAATCGCTATGACCCTTACCTGATTGAGTTTGGTATCTTTGGAATTAAGAAGGATGTTCTAATAAATGAGTATAATCATTTAGTATCCCTTGATAATGTAGAGGAGAACTATGAGGATACTATCAATATTGCTGTAGCAATGTCTGATAAGTCAGACTCAGGAGCTAGTTCACTGACACTGAGAGATATTTTCTATAACCCTAGATTTATGCTAGAAGGTTTCCCTGTGATTAAGACAGGTAACAAGGTAAACTCACAGCGTTCTTATGACTATCCACAGCTTCCTGTGTTTGCTCCTGAGATTATCGGTGATGAGTTTGCTGTAATGGATACAGAAGGTATTGCCCTTGAAGCAGGAGAGCTCTATTGGGGAACTGTAACTGATAATGATACACAGTCTATTGCTGAGGATAACAGAGAAATCACAGATGCAGATAGGCTAAAGGCAACTGAACAGCTCTATCGTACAGCTATTAGACGGTTGAAGAACTCTAGAAGAAAGGTCATCTACTCTATGACTATAGAACCTATCACTGAGAAAAGAGTTCAGCCAGGAGATAGGGTGATGTTTGTGCTTAATGCAGGTGTTTGGGAACTAACAGCTTGCACTAAGTACTATGAGAAAATTCTTAAGACAAGCTCATGGTTCTTTTTGACTAAGATTACTGATACCTATAATGATGGAGTACACTTACAGAAGATAGAGCTATCTAAATACCTCTATAGTGATAGAGATATTGTAGTAAATCAGTAGGGGGTAACATGGCTAACCAGTTAAACAAACTAATCAATACTGTTGGTAGAACTAAAGCTAGAGTTATCCAACAATCAAAACAGCGTAGGGGTGGAGTTACTGACCTTTACGCTCTTGATTATGTGGGCTCATTATCTACCTCTACATCTTGCCCTCCTGTGAAGGATGATAGCTTGGCAGGAAGTGAAAGTGATGACCTTGAGACTAGAATTAAAACACTAGTAAGGGCTATTAAGAAAGAAATTCCTGATGCAACTCCTGAGGGTGTTGCAGGTATAGTAGGATATTTTGGTAGAGAGTCTAATGTTACTGCTAGAAGGTATGAAGCTGACTATGTTACTAATTTTCAGTTTGATAAGATGCTTCAGGAACCAACAGCAGAAAATCTACTAGGCTCTTGGGGAGCTTTTGCAGGACTTTATGACCAACCACTATATGAACCAGGTTACAATGTAGGAGGAAAACACTACATTGGTCTAGGTCTTGGTCAGTGGACTGGTCCTAGAGCTAAAGCCTTATATGATTTTGCTAAAACTAGAAATAGTAACTTCTTTACCTTCAACACTCAGGTTGCCTTTATGATGAGTGAGGAAGGACTTAAGAATGTTGTAAAAGAAGTTGCCACTAGTAAGCTAGATGTAGCACAGAATACAGCTAGGTTCTTAGCGGATTGGGGTGGAGTTGCAGGTAACGCTCTTCAAGAGAGAATTGACTTTGCCAATAAATATTTAGACCTCATCAAGAATACTTTAAGTAGTAAGAATACTGATGAGGACACTGAAAAGACTAAATCTGAAGGTGATACTGTGGTCATTGATAGGACACAAGGTTCAGCAAGTTTCAGAGTACTTGTACCTAGTGACCTTGATAGGTTCCAAAGATGGTTCCTGAAGTTCGTCATAGAGATGGATAAGAGCCCCTGTGAGGGAGGTAATGTCATACCCCTTACAGATGTCCACTTAGTTGTTTCTGCCTCAAATCAAGCCACAGGAGAGACCTCAGAGATTGAATTAACAGAAATTTTTAGAAGACAGTGGGGATGTAACTGGATTGGAGATGATGCTAGTGGAGAAGGTATCTTCCCTAACAACAACCCAATGGAAGGTTATGACCTTATGTACTCAGCTTGGTACCTAAATGATGCTCAAAGAAGTGCCTTATTTAGTCCAGGAGAGAAGATTTTCACTATTTATGCACTAGGAGAGGCTAAGATTACACTTAGAAACTTCCTTAAGTTTAGTCATATAAATTAGGAGAGTTATGAACAGTCATATTAAAAACCTGTATACTAAACGAAAGCATAAGCTCATTCAACTACATTCTAAGGAGAAAAAACAGTTTATCCTAGAACAGCATGTAGAGAAGCATCCCACTGATTACACTTCTGTGATTAGTAATGAGTTGCTTAAGAGTGATATTAAGCGTATAGAGTATAGTATAAAAGAAATTGATAAACAGATGGAGTTATATACACATGATTAAGAAGAAATTAGTACAAAGAATGTATGACAGAATTTTAGTTGAGTCTATGGTTGAGTCATTCTTCAGACAAATTTATAAAAATCATGATAGAGGTGGAGCTAAGGAGTGGTTGGACAATAGAATTTTAGAGCTTACTCTAGAGTCTAATGTCATCACTTGTGACCATGAGGATAACACTATCACTTACAATGGTGAGGTTTTCAACTATGACTTCCAATACATAACTAACCTGTGCATAAGTTTACTGAAGGATAAGATTGAGGTATAATTGATATGACAAATGCTTATCAACTAGCTCAAAGTGTTATCGGTCAGACTGTGGGTAGTGGTGAGTGTGTAGCCTTAGTTGACTGGATTGCTATGCAATATGGTCATAGGCTTTGGGGTAATGGTAATCAGATTGGTACTGATGCAGGAGTTAGTGCTTTTGCAGATGTATTCCCCTATACACCAGGGATGGAACTAAGAGTTGGTGACATCCTATCTACCTATGAAACCACTACACCTTATGGACACACAGGTGTCTATGGTGGAGGACCTATCAATAATGCCTTATACATTGAGCAGAACTATGCAGGACAGCGTTTTGTCATTGAGCACAGAAGAAACATCCTAGCTGATGGAGCCTCCATCTTAAGGGTTGTACGGATAAGGGCTCAAGACAACTACTCACCAGGTAATAATGCAGGAGGCTCTAGTAATGGAGGCTCAGGAGATAGTCCATCTAAAAGAAGTGGTATTCAAAGGACCTTTTATGAAATAACCTGTGATAAGGTTGAAGGTATAAAAGGCATTGGAGACCCTACTGTGTTAGATACCTTCTACAAGTGTAATAAGGTCACTGGTAAAATAAATGGTGAGTGGCTGATATATGATAAGTATGATGGCTCAGTAGGATACATCCCTAGAAGTTGTGTCACTGAGAAGAAAGAATACTCTAAGCAGGACAAGAAGGATGATAAAAAGGAAGTAGAGAAGGCTAATGGATATGATAAGTTCCCTGATAAGACTGATGATGGTCTTGACCAATCAGGAACTCAACCTATCTACACCTTAGCACAGTTCATCTCCCTTGGTCGTATAAACTATAGTGGTTATGAATGGACTTACTCCTCAGGAAACAACTTCCCTGCTAGTGTAAATGTGAATAAGAGCTATAATGCTTATGGCTTCTTATCAGACAGTGATGGTAATATTATTCTATCTGTTCCCTCATCCTGGGGTGATGTGAAAGGTAGAGTGTATAACACACCCTTTGGTTTTAAGGGTAAGGTCTACTTGACCAATGAGAAAACATCAATAGATGTATATGTAAGATAGGAGTTACTATGGCTTATAAACTAGCTGAAGAAGACAAACTATGTGGGATTGAATATCCTACTTATGAGGGATACAAGCCTATCCCTAAGGCAACCTGTGAGATGTTAGAGACTCAGTGTGGTGGTATTGAGATTGTGTTTAACTGTGAGAAGAAGAAGGAAGATGAAAAACCTACTCCTAAACCTACTCCACAGCCTGAACCAACTCCTGAAGAGCCAAAACCACAGCCTGAAGAACCTAAACCTAATCCTGAACCTCAACCAGAGGAACCAAAACCCGAAGAACCCAAACCTGAGGACCCTAAGCCTAATCCTGTAGAGCCTAAGCCTCAACCTAATCCAGTTGAGCCTACACCTGATGAACCAAAACCTGATAATCCTGTAGAGCCAACTCCTGACGAACCTGTAGAACCAACACCAACTCCTAATCCTGACCCTGAAGTTCCTACTCCTGATGAGCCAGCTCCTAAACCTGTGCTCACTAATGAAGAGTTGGATGAGATTGTGTCAGGTAAGTTGCGTAATGATGGTACTTTAGGTAAGTATAATGCTAACCAAAACAACAAACTTATCAGTGTTGATGAGCCTACACCTGAAGAGATTGAGGCTTATAAGAAAGAAATCACAGATAAGGTAGGAGATATTCCTGAGCTTGAAGGCTACACTGTGGAAGTATCTGTGGATAAAATTCCTAGTGGAGAGCCTGAAGTAGGTAATGAAGTTACAGGTGCACCTCTCTATACTAAGATTGTAAAGATTACTAAACCTAATGGTGATGTATATCAATCTGAGCCTATGAGCATTGGTACTACTACTGAGAAAACTATTGACTTACTAGAAGCACTACCTAGTGTAGAAGATAAGTTCTCTAAGCTTATCACTAAGGATGGTCAAGTAGTTGAAGTTCCTGAGGTATCAGATGAGGATAAGAGAGCCTTTGAAGATAAGATTATCAATGACTTGAAGGCTAAATTACCTGAAGGAACTACTGTAGAAGCTGTGCTTGAAGGACCTGCTTATGAAAAAGGTTCAGAAGTTATAGGAGGAAAGACTAACTATAACCTTAGAGTAAGAACTACTCTAAATGGTAAAGTTTCAGAACATACCTACAAAGTACCTCACACTGAAGAAGCACCTAAAGAAGAGCCTGATGTATCTACTGTGTCTGATGAAGAGATTAAGGATATCATCAATAAAGAGGTATTCAAGTTTGGTGTTGTCAGCATAAATGCTGATGGAACTGTAGATGGTGTAAGTTCAAACAATAGTGGAACACCAATAACTCCTGATGAAATTATGGAAGGTGCAGAAGGTTTTAAAGACAAACTTAAAGGATTACTAGGTGACAAGGTTTCTGATATTAAAGTTGAATTAATTCAGAATGTTAAAATTGGTAATCACTTAGAACCTAATTACTTTTCTGATGGAAAAGCCTTCACTGCTAAGCTTACTATTATAAAACATGATGGTACTGAGCTTAAAATTGATAAACCTGTGATATCAGCACCAGTAGATACACTATAGGAGAAATAGATGGATAAATTAATTGTAAGACTCCTAGAAAACCAAGCTGTGATATCAGGGATAACACTCTTTGTGACCACAGCTTGTGGTTGTGGGGTAGCTTGGCTTAATCACAAGAGAAACCAGCTTGTAGAGTTATCCAAGGGTGCTAAACGCTCTAGCTTACGCTCTGAGTATCTTAACATCTACAACTCAACTGAGTTTACTTGGCAAGAGAAGTGGGATATGACTGAGCCTCTTGTGAAGGAATACTTTAATGAACTTAATGGAAACCATTATATACATGGTTTAAACGAGAAGATGAGAAGACATGTAGAGGAGGAGATTGCCAATGGTAAAGGTAACAGTTGATGCAAGCTGTTTAAAGGGTCTAGGTGGTGGAGGAGCTACCTATGATGACACAGAAGTAATTAACCGTATCAAAGCCCTTGAAGGAAGAACAGATAACTTTGTAAAAGAAGTCACTGTGTCTAGAGAAGGGAATAAAGTAAAATTAACTTACACTAGAGTTGATGGTACATCTAGTGAAGTAGAATTTGACGATAAAGATACTATTTCTATTGCTTATGATGACACTGCTCTTAAAGAAAGAGTAACTGCATTAGAGGCAAAAGAAGATAAAGACACTGTGTATGATGATACTGAACTCAAAGGTAGAGTTCAAGCTCTTGAAGAGAAAGTTGATAAGGATACTGTGTATGATGACACAGAAGTAAAAAATCGACTAACTACTCTTGAAGAGAAAGTTGATAATGACACTATCTATGATGACTCAGCATTGAAAGCTAGGGTAGAAGCTCTTGAGGCTAAACCTGATAAGGATACTATCTATGATGATAGTGACTTAAAAGAGCAAGTAAATGACTTAGGAAGCTCTATGGCTAGTGCTTTACATGACATTAGTGAGATTAGGGTTAATAATGAGACAAGACTTAGTGCTCTAGAAAAGAAAGAAGACAATGATAAGCAAACATTGTCTTTGGAAGGGAATACACTAAGCATCTCTAATGGTAATTCAGTAGAGCTTCCAGTAAGTGCAGGAAAAGAATTTGTTGTTACTAGTGATACTGAAGGTGTTACAGTTACCAAATCTGAAGCAGAAGGCACCACTACTTACAATGTAAACATGGATAATGCTTTAGATAAGTTCTACAAGAAGGCTGAAACTTACACTAAGAATGAAGTAGATAATCTATTAACCAAACAGGAAGATAAAGCTACTGACATTACAGTGTATAGAGGTACTTTCACTGATAGAGAGAAGGTTCAAGAAGGTACTTATGACACAGATGTATCTCCTAGAATAACACTTACTTACTCTAGTAGCACAGGTGTAGGTATTCTGAAAGTAGACTTTAAAATCCTTAAGGCTGTTGGTCAAGGAAATGTTATTGCTAAATTACCTAAAGGTGCTCCTAGACCTGCTGAGCTTATTGAGGCTCAAGTATGGGTAGGAGATGTCTCTACATCTATCTGGGTAGATAAGGGAGCTGATGTAATCAGAATGTATGCTACAAGTGATGCCAATATCTTTAACAAACGTATCATCCTAAACATCCCAGGTATCTTTAAGAAAGCTTAATGAATAAGGAGGACTAAATGTCAGAAGAAAAATGGATGCTTTCAGATAAGCAATATAATATTCTTAAGAAGGTACTCATTAATGTTGTACCTCCTACGATTGCTCTTATTGCAGGGCTAGGTTCATTGTATAACTTTGATGCTAACCTAATTAATGGAACTATTGGACTGTTTGCTACATTCTTTGCAGGAGTTCTAGGAGTTTCTAAACATAACTACAATGCAGGTAAAGAATGAACTATCAAGAATTTAAGAAGAAATGGTATAATAAAGGTGTAGATGTAGACGGTTACTATTCCTTCCAATGTTTAACTGGTGAATACCTTGTTAAGCTAAATGATGGTAGCTACAAGTATGTTAAAGACCTTGTGGAAGGTGATAAACTTTCCACAGGTAACACTGTAGTTAATAATGAACCTAAACAATCCACTGTGTACTGGTTAAACACCTCACAGGGTTGGTTTAAAGTTACTAAAGACCATAAGGTATTCCTTGCAGATGGTTCTTATAAAGCTGTTACTGACCTAAAACGAGGTGAAACTATTGCCTTAGACTACAGTGAGTCTGGCAAAGTATATGACCTTACAAATGATGAACTTAAATTCTTTGGTTTTTGGTTAGGTGATGGTTCTTTAAGAAAGAGATGGAAGAACACTGAGTCACCCACAGTATTCTTGACTGTAGGTACAGAAAATAAGCTAAACTATGTGAAAGGATTAGACATTCATTGTACTTTTCATAAGCACTCTAATAGGAAAGCTGATATTATAAACCTACAGGTAAGATATCACCCTGAACTACTAAAAGTTATTCAGACTTTTAGTGATAAGAGCATCACGGATGTGTTCACTAAAGAACAATACTTACATATCATTGAAGGTTATCTAGAAGCAGATGGTTACAAAGTTAAGGGTAGTAACACAAATGTAGCTACTTCAGTAAATAAACAGTTACTTGTGACTCTACAACATGGATGTCACTTAAACGGTATTTCTGCTTGTCTTGGTAAAAAACAAGATAGAGAAGCTACAAACTACTCAAGTAACCCTAAACCATTGTGGAGACTGTCAGTAAATAAAGATAGAAGACTACTTAACAACTTTATCTCTCTAGAAGATATTGGTGAGGATACTATCTATGTTCTAAACACTGATGGAGACCATAGTTATTATGCAGATAACCAACTACATCATAACTGTTGGGACTCTTTTGCACAGTGGTGTAAGGAAAATGGTGTCCCTGTAATCAATACAACACCTGTGTCACAAGGTGGCTCAGGATATGCCAAAGACTTGTGGGAGAAGAAAGCCTCTAATGGTATCCTCAAGTACTTTGATGAAGTACCTATCAATCAGCTTAAAGAAGGTGATGTTGGTATCTTCAAAGAGGTACAAGGATGGACTCCTGTATCTCATGTGGCAATGTTTGATAGAGATATTGATGGTAAGTATGGCTACTTCTTAAGCCAAAACCAAGGTGGAATTAATGGAGTACATAATCTATGTAGGTTCCCTTATTCTGCACTATACCCTACAGCCTTTAGATTAAAGAAGGCTAACAATAACCAAGGAGGAAGTAAGACTGTGGCATTACCAGTTAAGAATATTGGTGGAGAAATCTTCTCAGGAGTTATTACAGGATATGATGCTAATATCATGAACTGTGATAGCAATAGAAATAAGATTGACAGAATTGTTATTCACCATAACGCTACAACTAATGATGCTGTGGCTAGAAGTACATGGTATGTATCTTCAGGTCATGGTACTTCAGCTCACTATCAAGTAACACCTGATAAAATTTGGGGTTGTGTTGGTGAGAACTATGTTGCTTATCATGCAGGAAACTACCCAATGAACCAACGTTCTATTGGTATTGAGCACTTAAACAACACAGGAGCTCCTACATGGACTATTGCTGAAGAGACTTATAGAAACTCAGCTAGACTAATTAGAGACATCTGTGAACGCTACAATATTCCTATTGACAGACAGCACATCATCAAGCATGGTGAAGTATCGTCTACAGCGTGTTTACCTGTGGAGAATACTGAACTCCTTACTAGAGATGGTTGGGTTAGCCTTAAAGATATTCAAGTAGGGGATGAGATTGCTACATACAGATTAGATGATGGAAGTATCATCTTTGACACTGTGTATAATAAAGTAGAGCCTCACATTAAAGATACTTGGTTCTTTAGAGATGTTGAGGTAACTGCTGACCATAGAATGTTGTGGAAGTTTCAAGCAGGTAAACCATATAAGATTAGTGAAGCTAAGGACATGTTCTCTAATAAAGGTACTCTAGTATTCCCTAATGCAGGAAACTATGAAGCAGAAGGACTTCCTGTGTCAGATACTTTCCTACAGTATCTCGTAGCTGTGCAAGCTGATGGTCATTATATGAAGGATAATAGAACCATCAACAAAAATCCTTTTGGTATTGAGTTCCATGTTAAGAAAGACAGAAAAGTAGAATTACTTACTGACATTCTAGATGAGTTAGGTAAAGAGTATACCTTTGCTGAAAAGAAAGATGGTACTTATTCATTCCGCATCTATGGAGCTGAAGAAGTTGAAGAAGTTGAGCAATACTTAGACAATAAAAAATTCTCATGGAAGTTCCTTGAGATGTCAGAAAGACAAGCTGAACTCTTCCTTGACTATATCTTAGACTTTGACGGTTGTAGAGCAGGTAATGATTACTCTTCAACACTCTCTCAAAATATAGATGTGGTACAAGCTATTGCTTCTCTCCATAATAAAGGTAGCAGAACATCTACAGAAGGCAGAAGACTTCACTTTACAAACCCTACTAGAAGTGTAATGTCTAAGGGTACTTTAGCTAAATCTGCTCAAAGAAAACGAAGCAAACTAGTTTCATGTGTGTCTGTTACATCAGGTTTAATCTTAATCCGTCAACATGGAAGAACTACTATTGTAGGTAACTGCCCAGGTGGTATTGACATTGATAGACTTGTAGCTATGGCTAAAGGTGCTGATTATGTTACTCCTGCTAAGGCTACTCCTAGACCATCTGCACCAGGTAAGATGCAACATGCTTATCGAGTAGATGACTTGAAATTTGTGAATGGTTTGTGGCAGGTTTACTGTCAAGAACTTGCTCCTGCTGAGTTTAACTGGACTGATAATGGTATTGCTGTAGAGGATATCATTATTACTAATAAAGATGGTGCTAGACTTCCTGACCAAATGACTCATGTAGGTGACTACTTTGTGTTTGACCAAACTGCTACAGCCGATACAGGCTATGGAGCTATGGGTTCAGGCGGATGGTATTGGAGAAAATTCAGACTGAGAACTTCAGGTGAAATTTGGTTATCAGCTTGGAACTTAAACCACTTATTGTTTGGTTAAGGGGATGGGGTTAATCCCCTCCCTATTTTTATTTGGAGGAACTATGGAAGATATCTGTAAACACAAGGATTGCTCCTGTGAGAACGTAGGCTTAGGAGATTGTGTTAAACTACAAGAACTAAATGACCTACAAATTAGACCAAAGATGAGGGCTATTCTTAAGGCTGAGTGGTGTAACTTACCTGAAGCTATTAGAAGAGCTTTCTATGGCGTTTGGTGTGTATTAAAGAATATTATTAACCAGTTATGCTATATTCTATCTAAGCTTGAGTGCTTAGAGGCTAAAGTATCCAATCTGTGTGAAGTTGCTAAGTGTCAGGATGAGAGAATTTCAGGGCTTATTGACCATATCAAAGGTAAAATGCTTGAGAATGTATCCTTTAGTATGAAGTCTAGTGGTTCTAATGTAGACTACAATGGTCAACAGACTTACACTAAGATTAGTACACAAAATGATGGTTCATTTACATTGACTTGGAACATGGTTGATGAGAATGAAGTAGGTAAGGGTACTATTACTGGTAAGGTTGCTCACATGTACACCATGAAAGATGATGGTACTATTGATGCACATATTAGTAGAGTAACTTTCAATGCTATTACCTATACTGCATCACCAGGAGCTAGAAGCTATGGTACTACAGCAAGATACTCTATCATTGATAACAATGGTAAAGAGATTTTTGGAAGAGACTATGACCCAGGTTTCAGCTTCTCAGATAAGTCACCTGACCTATCAGTAGGCAAATCAGTTACACTACAACCTCAAGGTGGTAACACAGGAGATGTTCTTCTATTTAGAACTGTGGACTATTGGGTTAATGCCTCTACTACTGGTGAAGTAAGAGCAGAATATGTGAATAATAACTCTCCTCTTCCTAAGGCACAAGGATGTGTCATTGACTGTGACAACTGTTAGGAGGTAACATGTTAGATTACTGCCCTAATTGCAGATGTAAAATAAAGTTCTACAAAGCTCATGAATGCGATAAGATGAAGCATGAGCTTGCTGATAGTATTAAACTAGCAGGAGATGTTATTGCATCCAGTGATGAGTGTAAACTCAAGGAGAATACCACACATGGTATCTTTCGTATATGGTGTGTGATTAAGAACATTATTGAGATTATCTGTGATATAATTAAACGTATGAAGTGCTTACAGCGTAAGGCTCAGAGAGTATGTGAAGCTCAGCACTGTATTGATAGAAGGGTTGCAGAAGTCAATAAAATTATTGGTGTTTACAACTCTGACCAAGAGAGTCTTCCTTCAACTGAGCAAGCTGATTGGGAAGCTCTTAAGCTAAGAACTGACCGTGAGTATGCTAATGCTCTATCATTGTATAAGGCTAGAAAGAAAGTCTATGATGATAAGGTAAAAGAGTATGATATTAAGCTTACTCAGTATAACACTATGAAGGCTGAGTATGAAAGACTCAAGCGTGAATATGATGCAGGACAAGGAGCTCAACAAGGTAGTCAAGGTCAGTGGCAAGAGGCTTGGGGAAGTTTTGCTAAGACAGGAGTACCTTATGATATTGTCATGGGTGGTTCTCCTAACCCTTCAATTCATGGATTAGACCTTACTGAAGCTCATAGACACAACTTTGGTAGAGGTGTGTTCTTTAGGAGTCTTAATGATGCAGGAACTTCTGTGGAGATGAAATTAAACCTTATTGGTTATACCTATGAGGGTAATGGGAGAGCTGTTCCAGGAGGCTATTATGTCCAGTATGGAGGTACCTATGACTGGTATCTAGACTACTACATCTCAACAGATGGAGGTAACACCTATCATCCTGTGGAGTCTAATATCCTCTTAGCTAGACATGCTGATACTCAGAACCTAGCCTATGGTCCTAACTGGCATCTATCAAGAATTGATTGGGTCAAACAGATTACACTACCTGCTAACTTCACTCACCTTAAGACTGAGGTACGTGGAGATAATCCAGGTGAGAGACATCAAAATGTCTACACAAGAGAACAGATTGTGAGAAAACCTTTCCCTCCATTCACAGAAAAAGAGCCTAAGAAACCTGAACCTTTCACAGAAAAGGAACCTAAGAAGTCACCATTACCTCCTAAGCCTGAGAAGAAGGTTGAAAACATTCCTCTCATTGGTAGTGGATGTGACCTTATGGACTGTAAGTTTGACTGCTTTATAGATTAGGAGAAACTATGACAGATTGTATTAATTGTCAGTGTGAGGAGATTGTAGTAGGCAAGTCAGCCTGTGCATCTCTTAAAAAACAGAATGATGATAGAATTAAGCTACATTCCCTCGTACTGAGGGATACTACACTGTGTGACCTGCCTGAGGAAGCTTCAAAGGCTATTTATTCACAGTGGTGCTTTAACAAGAACATCACCAATCAACTGTGTTGGTTGATGAATAATAGCTCAGGTGGTAAAGAATACAAGGCAGGTAAGGATATTAGTATCTCTAGTGATGGTACTATCTCCTTCACAGGTGCTATTCCTAAGCCTACTGAGCCTTATAATGATGCTAACCTAAGAGCTGAGAATGAAAAGCTTAAGAAGGCACTTAACAAGATTATCAATAACCTAACTGCTAGTGGTGCTTGGCAGGGTGGTTTAGATGGTGACTTTGTACCTAACAGAAATATCGCTACAGGTAACATTAACCTCTTTGGAGGTACACCTGACGGAGATGCCTTCATCCGTACTAATAACGGTAGAACTGAAAACGACTTAGCAGGAGGAGTGAACTAATGGGATGCTATACTTGTGGGGGAAACCCTAACACTTGGTGCAATAAGTGTATGCCTGCTGAGGATACATGGGTAGCACCTGTGGATAGTTTACCTGATGTATTCATGGGAGATAGGGACCACATGTACCTTCTCCCTAATGGTGACTTATTCATCCTTTCTCCTGATAGAACTAGATGGATTAAAGTAAATGGTACAGGTAACACTACAGCCTATGATGATGCTGAGCTTAAAAAGAGATTAACAGCATTAGAGGCTAAGCCTGATAAAGATACTATTACCACAATTAGACAAGGTGAAAGAGTAACTGTTACTAAGGATGGTAACGATTACACTATCTCAGGAAACCCTATCAGAACTGTGAATACTACAGCAGATGGTAAGGAACCTCTTGTGACCCTAACTCCTAGTGCTTCAGGAGATACACTTACCCTTAACTCTTCTAGACTAGCTCAGGAGATTGCTAAGGTTCAAGGTAAAACTGATAATTTTGTGTCAGGAGTTGGTGTATCAAGAGAAGGTAACAAAGTCAAGCTTACCTATACCTTTGTGGATGGTACAAGTAAAGAGGTTGAGTTTGAGGACAAGGACACAGTTGCTCTAGCCTATGATGATACAGCATTAAAGGCTAGGGTAAGTGAACTTGAAAAGGTTAAGTATAGAGATAAAGACACTACTGTGTACCCTTATACTATAGGAGAAATAGTAACTTTAGGTAAAGGTAATAGGGTTAGACAAAATGAGTATAAAACCTATACATACAAGATTACAAGCTCTAATAAACCTTTAACTGAACCCTTTATAGAGAATATCTTACAGTTTGACTTTCAGTTATATGAAAAGAATAGTATAACTGGTGAAACTTATGGTAGACCTGGTACTAACTTTAGTATTACTAAGGTTGCTAGACAATTTGAGGAATTATACACTGAGCAAACCTATGCTCTAACAAATAATACATCTCTTCTAGTGAAGCTAAATACTATATGGAAGGATACAGATAATAAATTCACTGTTGAGCTTGGACTAGCCCTTATTTATAAGGAGCAAGAAGGTGACTTTGTAAGAGAGTACAGACATGACTTCACTGCTGATGAGATTGACTCAGGAGAACAAGCTCATATTTCTGTGCAAGTAGATGGTGTAGAGAAAGGTTACTCTAAGCTTACCCTGAGAAATGTGGCTGTAGGCATGTCTAACTTTGGTTATAGGGTCTATAAACAAGTAGGTGATGGTGCTTATACTAAATTGGAGACTATAAATGAGTAAAACAATATATAACAAGACTACACAGACAACTACACCTTCGGTTACAGCTTATGATGATGCTCCTATTAAGGCTAGGCTTACAGCTTTAGAGAATAAGCCTGACAATGATAAGCAAACTCTAACTTTTACTGAAGGTAATAGAAACCTATCTATCAGTAATGGTAACACAGTGACACTCCCTGATTATCTTAAGAAGGATGAGGCTTACTCACTATTCCCTACTTACCCTAAGCTTCAGGATGAGATGACTAAGACTATCAAGGACAAGCATGTTGACTTAGGTCTTGATAAGCTTATTGAGGGTAAACTTCAAAATGGTAAAAACCCTTATGTAACTAAGGCTGATGTGCCTGCTTTATCAGGAGCTAACTTCTTTATAGCTAAAGGTGATATTCCAGGAACTAAGGCTACTACCATTAATAAGGATGCACTATATAATAGTGATACTATCAAAGTTGGTGATACAGTGAGGGATAGGTTTATTGAACCAGGTACAGGTATTCTAGAACATGGATACTGGAAGGTTACTGCTGTAACTGATAGGACTGTATCTGTGGAGCCTCTAGGCTCAGAAAGGGATATAAATACTAGACCTCCTAAACAGACACTAACATTGTCAGGTAGAACCCTATCTATTTCAGATGGTAACTCAGTTACACTTCCTAATAATGCTACACCTTATGACGATACAGCTTTGAGAAATAGAGTCACAGCTCTAGAGAATAAAGAAGATAGAGACAAACAGACACTAAGCCTTAGTGGTAACACTCTATCAATCTCTAACGGTAATAGTGTCAATCTTCCTCAGTATGTATCACTTCAAGACTTCAATAATCTTAAGAATGAGTATAACCAACTTAAGGGAGCCTTCACAGCTCTACTCCAAAACCTTAAGAACTCAGGAGCTTGGAACCAAACAGGAGGAACTATCTTTGAAGGTTCTCTAAGACCTGATAGAAACATTGCTACTGGTAATATCAACTTGTTTGGTGGAACTGTGGATGGTAATGCGTTTATCAGAACTAATAATGGTAAGACTGAGAATGACCTTGCAGGAGGTATTAGTTAATGGCTGACCAAACAACACTTAACTATGAGCAAATTGCCAAGGTTAGAAGTGTCTTAAGTCTAAACATCTACTCACAAGATAGTGGTACTCGTACATTCATCAATGGTAATAGTTTTAGGGTAGAAACTCCTATGACTATTCCTATTGATGGAGTAGAGACTGCTATTGGTCATGTGAACATTGAAGGTAATATCTTCTATGACCTGACTGTTGAAGGAACTAGAGTTAAGGCTAAGAATACCAAGGCTAGGATTAACCAAATCTACTATAGAAGGGTTCCTGATACGTATGCTTTCAGTGACTCAGGAGCTAACTATAGAGTACACACTGCTGTGGGAGATATCTTTAATAAAGACTATGACCCCGCAGGTGGTGATTGGACTGAGACAGTCAACAGAACCTTCAACATTGAGGATGTTGAAATTTCTTCTAAAGTAAACGAGCAGGTTAAATATGTAATGTCTACCTTTGATAGGTGGCAATACAACCCTACAGAAAGTAGAGTTACCTTCTCTCTGACTGTTCCTGACCAAAGTATACTTAATGTGCCTCAGGCTCCTAAGGAAGCCAATGTGACAATCAAGTATATTGATAAGTCCACAGGAAGACCTCTCAGAAATAATGATGTATTAACTAAACAGACTATTGGTTCATACATCACTAGAAATGCTCCTAATATTAACGGTTATGTTCCTGAAAGAAGTTCACTAAGTCTAGTAGTTAGAGAAGGCACTAATGAGATGACCTTCTACTATGACCCTGCAAAGGCTAATGTTGTTATTGAATATAAGAACAGGGCTAATGGAGCTACACTAAGACCTTCTGAAACTAGAACTAACCAAAGAGTAGGAAGCACTGTGACAGTAAATGCTCCTGCTATTAAGAACTTTGCTCCTGAGAAAGCTGTGTATACTCACACAGTTGTCAATGGAGAGAATAAGATTATTGTGTACTACACTGAGGATGCTAAGATTAGACCGTGGGCTATCAGAAAGTCTAACTCATGGAAGTCTCTTAACACTACTAAACAGTGGATGAAGATTAGAAGAACAGCTAATCAGAACTATTGGGATACTAAGTCTAATGCTGAAATTTATGCCTCAGATGTTAATAAGGAAAACTTCTCTGCCTCACGTATTCGTAAAGGTGGTAAGTGGAAAGCACAAGGAAAGATAGGTAACTAATGGCTATTGATGATAAAACAACTAAACTGAATGAAGCATCATTCACAAGTTATACTGAGAACCCTCATGACCGCTGTTGGTATGATGAGTGTGATTGTGATGATATCCCTATTGCTGACTGTCAGCGGTTGATTGATGAGAACAATAAGGGTGTTGGAAGGTTCGCTTGTATGGCTGAAGGTCAGAAGTGCTACAATCCTAAGTTCTTCAGCTCATTCATTAAGAAGCTTGCTTGTCAGCTCAATCACTACATCCAAAACATCTGTGCCTTGTGGGATATGGTTCAGTGTATGGGAGAATACCTTGCTAAGCTAGGTGATGTAGGAACAGTTCATACGAACTATGCACGTAACTCTGCTGTATCATCTGATACATTTTATCACCCTATTACAGAAGGTTATGACCTTTCACTCTATATGGACTCCACTACAGGAGTGGTTCAAGGAGAGTCAGATGATAAGCGTAGAAAACAAACAGATAGAAAATATCGTGTTTATATTAGATGGTGTGCTGATGGTACCTCCTTAAACCCTGCTCAGGATAACACTATGGAGTTTGTAGTTTACCACTCAGGTGAACAGTACACTGAAGACCTTAAGAAAAATAGAGGTGTTCACTGGCAGATGACAGGTGTATCAGATGGAGCTATGGAGATGTCTGACACAATCATTGTACCTGCTGGACAGCACATTAAGTTACGTGTAGAGCCTGCTAATTCATCTCAAGGTACTTTTCGTGTACACCAGTTTAAAGTTGAGTATACTCCTATCATGGACAGTCAAGAGCTTCCTGAATGTCTTAAATTCACTGAGCTTCCTAAGGATGACTGTAACTGTGATGATAAATAAAAAAGGGACCCTAGTGGTCCTTTTTGTTATCTAAATCTACGGTGTCTCCAACGTTTATAGAGATTATGGTAGTTAGTCAACCCCAAACACTCTTCTGTGTATCTAGCGAGTCCTGGTTCAGAGTTCAACACAACATATAACATGTTCTGCTTATCTCTAATCTCCTTACGCTGTTTACGCATCTTTGTTTGGAATGTTCTTGTGCTTACTTTGATACGTTCACCTAAGTCATTATAGACTTTTTCTAGTCTGATATACTCATCAGAAGCCTCCTTAGGTGTCATACTCTTAACACTCTCCATCAATGTACTCATAGTACCATAGCTCCTCTCCTGAACTCTTTATTAGAACATTCATATCGCCTTGAGTCAGTTTAACAAACCTGTCGGAGCCTATCCATCTAGCTATTTTATCTTGCCTATTCCTAAAACCTGTTACCACTTCATCAAAGTAACAAGTACCTAATTCGTCAATCAGCTTTATGTGATAACGCTTTATTCTCTTTCCAGTAGTCATACATACTCCTTGTGATTACTATTGAACTTAGTTGCTTCTTAAGTGTAGTAGCTTTTCGTGAAGGGCATGTAGAAGTATCACTAAGAGTCCATCCTATCAGCATATTGGCTACATCATTAGGAGTGATAATACGCTCTTTAGGAGTAATGAAAGGCTGTTCAATATACCACTCCATTATCTCATCCACAAACTTAGCATAGTCATCTATACTAAATCTCTTATTCCCTGTGACCCTAAGGTAATGCTTCCTAACAGGTACAGGTACTTTCTTGATGAGGTCAATCTTTATGTTGAGCTCATTAATATAAGAGAAGTCAGTAGCTATATGGAAGTTAGTAAACTTACTTGTGCCAAACACTTTCACTTCAGAATAGTAGTTACATATCTCATTACATGACCATCCATAGAATAAGTCCTGTGGAAGCTTATCTATAAAGTCACAGCATACAGCTAGAAAGTATTCATGTCTAGGCATACCTGTAGTAAAGGCTGACTTCACAGGTGATACATAATTACACCTAATCTTTGTGCCCTTCTTTCTGAGCTTGTCAGCAACTACTTTAACCTCTTTCACAGTAATGATACCATCAGGATTAGTACACTGTCTTACAAGCCTCTCATCACCCACAATACGGTATACAAAGGCTGTAAGTAGCTTATCCCTCACAGGGTATTTAGCTGTGTTTAGAGTACGTATCATGGTCTGAGACATATCATCTAAATACTTTAGATTGTTAGGTAATGACTTTCTTGCTAGGTCATTGACCTCTTTTTTCTTACTGTGCCTATACTCAAAAGCATCTCTACGCTTAAGCAAGTAAATTTTAAATTCTGAAATTAAGTTATCACTCATAAGTAAACTCCCTTATAGCAGGCATGGATAGATGAAAATAAAAACTAAATATAGGAGACATTAGAAACGTTATCACTGGATGTATCCATGCCTGTTATAAAGGAGACAAGCTCCTTCATAGTAAAGAATTAGAGGAAACCCCTCTAAGAGCACAGTGTATGTATAGGAATATTATGAAAAAGGTTATACTCATTGAAATTTAGGATATAAGTAAGGAATATACACTGTGCTTTCAGAAGGGGCAACTAAGTTGCACCCTATGGGTTAATCCCACTCATCATCATCTACGCTTACATCATCAGATACAGATGAACCATCTTCGTCTTCATCATCATCTTCAGAAATAGAGAAGATTTTAGTAACTCGCCACTGGCGTTTGTCATTGTAAGGGTCAGTCTCTTCAAGAGTGATACCAATGAACTTACCTTTGAAGTCATCAGTATCAAGTTCTCCATTAGGGTCTAGCCCACTTGCTACAGCAAGGCTGTATAAGTCACGATAACCCCACTGGTTATCACGTACAAAGTGTGTGAAAGTAGCAGGAGCTCCTTCACCAAAGTTACCTCGAAGCTTAAAAGCATAGTGAGCTAGTCCTGAACCTTTACTGGTACCATGCTCAATATCCATAATTTCCACTTCATAGCTACCATCATTATAGATGTAATCATCACTGGCTTTTTCAGTCTTAAATAAAATTTTTGACATTATTCGTCTCCTTCAGCTTTCTTAGCTTTAGCTTGTGTAGTACCATCTGTAAGTCCTACAAGCTCATCCCACGTAGGGTTAATGATTGTATCAGGAATTGTTAGTCCTGGTCTACGTGTAACCTTAAGGTTGTACACAGGGTTTCCTGCTAAGCGTACTTGGTAGAAGTCTTTAACCTTCTTGTTACCTTTGACAATCTTAGACTTTGTGATACGCTCAGTGTGACCTAAGATACGAGATGAAGCTGTCAAGTATTTAGACACACTCTCCATCAAGTTAGGGATAATCTGAGCAGGTACATTCTCATCAGTAACCTCTTCTACGTTTACTGATTTCTGCTGACAAATTACATATACATTTTTGCCTGCATAAGATAGGCGAACAAGAGTATCAACGAATGAACGAAGGATGATAGAAGCATCTCCATAAAGTTGTAGAGACATCTTCTTAGAGTTCTTTTTCTCCATCAAGTCCTTATACAATAGTTCTTGAACATTAGTGAAGTGGTCAATAGCGATAGAGTCAAAGCTCTCAGCTAAGTTGATAGCTTCCTCTACATCTGACCATGTATAACATTCTGCCACTGAGAAACGCTCATTAGGAGCCACAGAAGCCAATCCACGGTCTGTGTCAATTACAAGTACTTCTCCTGGAAGAGAGTTAATAAGTGTTGTTTTACCACTACCAGGTTCACCATATAGGCAAGTCAAGGTGTGGAGTTTAATCTTGTTTAACTTTTTAAGTTCCATTATTTCTCCTTACTTACCTGTACTTCCATAACCACCACGGTCTTCATTACCTAAATGACTTACCTCAGTGAATGATAGTTCAGGCTGATTTTCAATAAGACGGAACTGACACAATCTTTGACCTCTTGTGATAGAACCATCTCTTACAGCATAGAACTTAGCTCCCCAATAGTCATTATCTCCATTGTAGGAGTTATCAATTACACCTACACCATTAGTTAAGATAAGACCTGTGTGTTGGAAAGTACTTGAACGTGGAGCCAAGTGAGCTTCATACCCAAGGGGTAACTCCATTGCAACTCCAAAGTTCACAGTGACAATATCACCTTTTTTATACTCCAAACCATAAGGACAAGCTAAGTCAATCCAGTCACCTTGTGAAAGTGCTTCAATTCTAGGTACACTTTCAGCTCGGTACTTAATTTTAATATCAAGCATATTCTTCCTCAATTATTTTATGAATTATTGATACCATATTTTTAATACTCTCTTTATAAACTATTTCATTAACAACTGTTAATGAAGCCTGTGTTATGAACAAGAGCTGTAGAGGTGTCATATCAGGTAGGTCCTTAATGTCGAAAACATAAGGGTCCATCTGAGACACAGGTGCATAAGTTAAGGAGTAAGCCTTCTCAAGAAAGACTAAGGACTTCTTAAGGTCCTCTAAACCATTCTTGTGCTTATATCTCCATACATACTTAACAGCAGAAGCAATCAAAGGGTCAAGCTCTGCTCTGAGCCAAAAGTCCCAACATTCAATTCCATTAGATGTGTACCTCTTAGGGTTTGTTAATTCTTCTGAAAGGGTCAAAGTGTTCTCCAATCTCTTTGAATACTGAACCAAAAATAAGGAGGAGGAATATGCCAAGTATCACCTTCCATACTCCTCCAAAGAGCATACCAACTAACAACACAGCGGATAGGATTAAGTAACATAGCAAGATAAAAGCTAGTAAGAAGGCTAGGCAACATAGTATATAAAATAGTAGTGCTAACATTTAACCTCCAAACAGAAAATATTGTAATACCCCAAGAATTACTAAGCCTGAAATAATCAGGATGCCTGATAAGAAAATCACCAAGGCTACAGTGAGACAGCCAAAGTTAATTTTGTTAAGGGTCCTCATCATTGCATGTCCTTCAATTTCATCTTTAATTCAAGTAGCTCTTTCTCTTTGCTCAAGAGTTCAACATATTTTAGGGCAGATACACTGACAGATTTTACTCCCTCTAGCCCTTCAATAAGTTTCTCTTGCTTATTGGCTAATAATGTTAGGTACTTGCTTTCAGTATCATAATACATATCTTTCATCTTATGAAGCTCTTTAGTAAGATATTCATTATGTGAGTCAAGATAGTTTAGTTGTTTCTGAAATTTTACATGCAGGATTGTATATACTACAATACTTGCAATAAGTACCATTACAAATTCAACAATATGTGTACTCATCCTATTCCTTTCTGTAGTGAGTGGCTACAAAGCCCTCTCCCTTAAGTGTTACAATTACATTCTCAGGCTTCCTATATTCATCCATATCAGTGAAATAGGTATCTCCTGAGTAATCTCCTTCAATCAGACTGACTATGAACTCTTCACAGTATGGAATGAACTGCTTATACACAGATGCCCCACCAATAATCCATAAGTCTTTATCACTGTGCTCATAGAAGTCAAGAATTTCTTCTACATTGTTTGCTATATAGACTTCCTCTCCATCATAGCCTTCAATCTCATCCTTGTGTGTCAGGATAATGTTGACTCTATTCTTTAGAGGCTTACTTCCTATAGACTTCCATGTAGTGTGTCCCATGACAACTATACCACCAGTAGTCTGATTTTTGAAGTAGTTTAGGTCAGCCCCATTGTGCCAAGGGAGACTTCCCTCAGCACCTATGAGACCACCTTCAGCTTCAGCCCAAATTAATTTAATCATTAAGCTTCAATAAGGAAAGCAGGGTGATTAAATTGTGGGAAGCGTGCTTCAATTTCAGCAAGTGTGAACTTACCAATACGGTCAGTTCCATGTCCGAATACGTCAGCTTCTTCAGTGAAGCCTGAAATTTGACCATCAGCATTGATAGCAATGTAAGGAGCCTTTACGTTACGCTCTTTCTTACCAATGTAGATGATGTAGCGTTGTTCTGCTACAGTAGATGCAGGAACTACAGTCTCAATAGTTGTAGTTTCGATACCAAGAGTGCTTGCAAGTGCTTGCACAAGTTGATTGAATTGTTTGTTATCCATAATGATAACCTCCTTTGGGAAAATATTAATTTTTGTGATAACGTATTTCTAGGTTATTACATATACTAGTTTAACAAATTTAGGTTAGCCTGTCAACCCTTTTTTGAAGATTTTTCAAAATTTTTTTCAATAAATTCATCCAAGTCTTCTAACATGTCTCCAATGAAGACATAATACAGATAATCATAAGCGTCAGGCTGTCTATCTACAGGTCTGTATAGACGGTAGTTAGGGTTAGCTTCAATGATATCTACAGTCTCAATAAACTGATTAAAGAACTCCTCAGCACGGTACTTATTAAAGATGTAAGTCTTGTGGGAAACAATCTTCCTAGTACGTACCTTGATAGCAGGGTTCACAAAGGCAAACTTAAAGTCTCTTACTTTGTAACCAAGCTGAGAATAGACATACATATACATGTTAGCCTGAAGACCATACTTGTAGTTCTCCTCTTTTGGAGCCTGTGATACTGTCTTATAATCCACAAGGGTTACAGTACCATCATCATTCTGAATGACTGCATCTACAATTCCTGTGAACTGATGACCGTTAGGTAGGTCAAAGAACACCTGATTTTCAGTCTCAATGATTTTAGAGGCATCAATCATGTATTCATCTTCAAAATAACGGTCTAGACCTAGTAAACCACAGGTGATAGCTTCTTCTACATAGTCCTTATCCTTAATCTCTTTAAGCACTTCAGACTTAAGTTCTTCAAGCTTCAATTCACCCTTGTGCTTACCTAAAATCTCCATACCTAAGTGAAAAATAGTTCCACGGTCCATGTACTTAGTACGCTCAGGGTCTCTAATTTCTTTATAGCCTGCAATATACTTACACCAGTGTCTCCAAGGACAGTCCAGGAAAGTATTTACACGACTAATACTATAAGTTGTCATCATCCACCTCTTCCAATTCCATTGTCAATATAGTAAACTAAGTCCATAAACCGTCTATCTAGAGAGTTTTCCATACTCTTAGCTCTGATAGACTCTTCAGTTAATGCCTTGTCCACCTGTGCAAGCTTAAGATTAAGCTTTGCGTTCTCAAGCTTAAGGTCCTTAAGAGCTTTCTCAGTGTGATTAACATACATCACAAATGAGATGATTACAGCCAGTCCACAAAGTATATAAGACCCTAGTTTAGCGTACTTTCCAAGCTCTTTTGTGGATAGCTTTGAAAATATCAAATTCATTCTTTTCATTAATAAGTTCCTTATCCTCTAACTCCTTCAAAATCTCAGAAGCTTTTTTATACTTGTATTTCTGAAGAACTTCAGCCACAGTTAGACTAACAGTAGGTGTACTGTCAATTATCAGTGGTTTAAAATCAGCCTTCAGGATATCATCAAGCATCTTCATATTCTTAGATGAAGGGAATACTTTACCATTCTCCCATCTCCAAACATTAGTAACAGATGTTTTAAGAATTGAGGCAAGCTCCTCCTGAGTATAACCAAATAGTTGTCGTCTTTCTTTTAATGCTTCAGCGAACTCTGTCAATTATCTTAAACCCTCTTTCTTTACTAATATATACAGGCTCCTTAGTCATGCTCTCCATGACAATGTATTGAGAATACTCAGGATACTCCTTCCTAAGGTCTTCTTTTGAGTTGCATTTAACAGAAAATCTGTTGAACTCAATAGACCAACCAAGTGTACCATCATCATACTTACATAAGTAGTGTCCACTAGGTAGCTTAACTACATAAGAACTTCCTGTGTAGTCAACTTCCCACTCCTGTGCAAGTACAGCCTTACACATTCGCACAAAGGATTGACCATACTGTTCACGGTCCATACCTTCTGTGATTTTATAGCGGTCTTCCATAACTGACTCATACTTACTATAGTAGAGGATGTTAATCAAACCAACATTACGTAGTCTGCGGAACTCATCACCAAAAGATAGCTTTTTAAGATACTCATCTTCTTTAGGAGTTACCTTAACAACCTCATCCTTAGGTTTCTTGATGTATCCTTCTCCCTTTATCTTTTCTTCCACATAGTCATCTAGACTCTTAATCTTACTTTTTTCATTTAGCCTATCCATGATTTTATCATAGATATCCTTGCGAATTGTCTCTCCATTAATTGCTCTTTGAAGAGTTCGGTAAGAAATTTCTAACTCCTCCATCAATTTGAGTTTAGTTTTTGATTTCAGTTCTTTGTTTAAAAGTTCTTTTAATTCCATATATTTTCTCCTGAGGATGGTTATTTTCCATCCTCTTTCAACTGGTCAGTCAAACAAGCACTGCAAGGAGTCACTTCATAACCAAGGAACATAGCTAGGACTTGGTTAGTTACACGTGATTGCTCTATGAAGGCTGTTTTAACTTCTTCATTGCTTAAGTCAACTTGCCAAGCTTCAAATGCTGTGATAGTAGCAATAAGCACATGCTTCAACAAGCACCATAAATCAGGGTTCCCCTCTGCTGTAGCTTGTGCTTTCAGCAATTTCATAGCATCTCGTCTTTGCTTAGTAACTGTGTCCAATAGTAGAATAGTATCAGCAATCTTAGTGTCAGTGTCTACAACTGAGATTTTCTCTTCTTCAGTCTGAACTTCAGGATTGTCTTTAAAGTACCAAAACTTATTTTGGTCTTCATACTTACGGATTAAAATCTCTAAGTGATACTCACTAGCACCTAAGTGCATGATATTAGTAATGATATCTTCAGTGATACCTACTGAGCTATTTTTGTTTACCATATTAACCTCAAAATGTGTTTCCTGCTACAAGCATGTAGCGAATAAAATAAGTGTTTTTTGTTTTTCTGCGCATCTCATGCCAAAAATTAAATGCTTTAAGATAACTATCAAATGAGTGTGTCTTAACAAGTTCTCCATTGAAATACTCATTTACATTATAGTTACTCACAATATCCATTATTAATCACCTCCATAATCTCTTCCTGTACCTTCTTTGGTATAGGTTTATCGTTAGGGAAGTATGGATAGAAAACTGTATGTATCTCCTTCTTATGAGGGTCATCAAAATATATGTGTCTAAAGCAATACTTGTGAGACATATAGTCCACAACTGTGTGGTTAGGTCCACTTAGTCTACGGTACATATAATCAATCTCTTCAGGGAGTGAGTGCTTCAGTGTGAATATACTATCAAATGATTGTAATTCAGGAATACACTCTCTATAGTGAGATTTCATATAACGAATACCTTCATAGAAACTATTAAGAACATATACATTGCCCTTAACACAAATTGTGAACAGGTCCTCCCAATCAGACTGTAGTTTCACATAGTCCAAGGGGTTTAGCATAAATGCTATTCTGTTGAATTGCCTTAATTCCTTATAATCTTCTAACCTATAAGCAGGTTTATCATAGAGTTTCATCTATCCTCCCCAAGCTTGGTGAACTTCCACATCTGCAATAATTGGAATAGGTATATCTATACCCTCAATTATTGAAGGATGCTCCATCATCTCTTTAATTATTGGAACTACTTCCTCTACATAATCATCTCTAATCTCAAATAGGATAGCATCATGCACAGAACCTAGTACCTTACAGCGTTCATGGTCAATTATATCACTAAACACAATGTCTGACAAAGCACTAATACACATGTCTGATGCAAAGCCTTGAACACCTGAGTTGATAGATTGTCTTTCAGCCTGACCTCTATCTGACCAGTTGCTAGAGTTGATATCAGGAAGGAACCTCTTACGACCTATAGGGGACCATGTATGTCCATTCTTTCTAGCATAAGCTTTACATTCCTCATGCCAAGGAAGTAGTCTAGGGTATGCTTTGAAAAAGTCATTACGGAAGCCTTCAGACTGTTCTTCTGTAATATTAAGTCCATATCCCTTAGCATAATCCACAAATGTTTTAGCAGACATTCCATATAGAAAACCAAAGTTCATAGACTTAGCTTCAGTACGCTTTCTCTTCTGTTCCTGAGGACTAAGACCTGAAGTATCCCCAAAAAGAAGTTCAGTAGTCTTACTATGCAAGTCACTACCTGACTGATAAGCATGTTGCATGTTAGCATCACCTGAGAACATTGAAGCCACACGAAGTTCAATTTGTGAAAAATCAAGTTCTGCCAGCTTCCATCCAGGTCTAGCTTCAATAAGATTTCTTACATTTTTATCCTGTGGAATTTGTTGCAAATTTGGGTTACTACATGTAGTTCTTCCAGTACGTGCTGTAATGTTAAAACTAGGGTATATCCTATCATTAGCTTGAATTTTCTCCCAAGACTTAATGAAGGTCTCTAGCTTAGTCAACCGTCTATATTCCAAGAGGTCATCCACTACAGGGTTCCCTACATAGTTCATCAGGACATCACTACTTACTGAAGGAGCTCCCTTGGCAGTCTTCTCAATGACCTTAAGTCCAACACCATATCCAATAATCACAGGTTTAAAGTTATGCTTAAGCTTAACATCTATACCATATAGATAGTTATTATCAGCTAGATATTCTTCTTTGAATTGAGTAGCTTCCTTACGTGTATCAAACTCTCCTCTGACAATCTGCTCACCTGTGAACATGTACTCAATAACCTCATAAGTATTAGGAAGCTTTTCTCCCTTCTCCTTATAGATAGGTTTATTCTTCTTTCCAAACAACACTGATGCTACCTGAGCTGTAGAGTTCCAGTTGATATCTGCCACAGTGATGAGTCGTTCATAGTAAGGCATGTACTCTTCTTTTAGCTTCTCACCAATCTCTTTTCGTCTAGGACTGATTGGTACTCCACCTTTTTCTACCTCATAATAGGCTCTATAAGCTCTCATCTCATGCTTGTACACCTTAACTAAGTCATACAAGTTAAGCTTCTTCTTAAAAATCTTCATGAGCTTAATAGGATAGAGTACATCATCTAATGCGTAAGAGGTAAATGCTTCTGTGATTTTACCCTTCTTAGCTTCAGTAGCAATGTCATAATCAACATTAAAGTACTTCTTAACAAGTGGCTTCAATCCAAGCTCTTCCTCACCACAAACATGAGCAAGTACCAGTGTATCTACCCAAAGATTGAGCTCAATTCTTGTCTTCTCATAGATGAACAGAAGGTCAAACTTTCCATTGTGAGTAACTAGCTTAGCCTTTTTTAAATAGGTAAGTAATTTTAGCAAAAATTTTGTATCAGTCTTTTCCCAATCAAAGAATTTTCTTTCATACTTTCCACTAAACTCATCTGTGTAGCCTATCTGCAATGAGGTGATGTTATCAAAGTGTCTGTGTAGTCCAGTAGTTTCAATATCTAGACATACAGGTTTGTTTAAGTCTATTCTACTTATCATACATGTCCTCATTCTCCCAAGCTTTTGCTAAGTACATTAATGTATTAGCCCTACGCTTCATTCTTCTATATTCTTTTGAAACAGCTCTAACACCACTCAGTGATGATACAAGTCCATGGAAACTCAAAGGAGTATCTACTAACTTATATTTTATAAGCTCATCATTAACAAAATCTTTAATGAACTTACCTGCATATTCCCCTTCAATTTCATAGTATTCATTATACCAGTAGTGAACTAGCCAGTTTATTTCATCAACTGAGAATATATCAGTCATTTTAGATAGAGATATGATATTAGGTAGTTTACCATGTCTCATTCTACGTATGCTTGTGGATAAGTCAGCATTCATACCAATCTTCTTTAGGTATCCTGTGAATGTATACAGGTTATCCTCTAAAAAGGTATAAATTCTTAGCAATACCTTACTCTCTATAGTACCTTCATTTTGTTTACATACATCATATACCCAATCAGGGATAGCTTTTCTAACATTCCTCGTCATCCCCAATGTACCTCCACTCACTACCTATACGCACAAAACGTTCAGGATAAAGTCTAATAAGCTCATTCCCATCACGCTCCTCAGGAGGTGTAGATAACCAATCATCATAGTCCTGTTTAAACATGTTTGTCCTTCTTCTCTAACTCTTTGAGTAAGTCTTCTTCCCTAATAAGGGACATATTGTATAGCTCTAGTGTCTGAGCCAGTCTATGCTCCTGTGCTTTGATAAGTGTCTTGTGCCTTTTAAGCTCTCTATTTGAAATGAAGGCTACACTTAAAGCCCACACAAAGGCTATCACTTGAGCTATCATGATGATAATCCACAAGATATTTTCCATTACATCCTCCATTAAAAGCTAGGGGGCAAAGCCCCCTAACAGTTAGTCTTTCTTACTATTATAGCCTAGTGCAAACCCTGAAATAAACAATAATATACCAAATGTAATCCGTGATAAGCTAAGGTCAGTACCAGTAGCAGGCAACATAGCAGGTGCATCATAAGTCTTAGGAGACTCTTTTGACCCTGTGTTCTTAACCTCTACCTCTTCCTTAGGTTGTGGTTTAGGGTCTTGAGGCTTGTTAGGTTCACTAGGAACTGAAGGGATATTAAGTTCAGGAATTTCAACTACAGGAGCAGGAGGTAGTACAGGAACATCTTCGATAGGGAGATATGGTTTATCCAATACTGGTGGAGGAGGCATCAAAGGGATATCCTCAAGAGGAAGGTAAGGTTTTTCAAGTACAGGAGGTGGTGGCATAAGTGGAATATCGTTGATATTCAACTCAGGTTTCTCATACTTAGGAGCTTCATTAGGAATTTCCCAGGTTGGCTCAGGTTTATTCTCACCAGAAGCATTACCCTTACCTCCAACAAGCTGTACATAGCTATATGAGATACCTCCGTCTGTCTCAGCCTTAATCTCAACCTTGTTGGTAGGATTATGTGACTCCTTAACTGGTTTAGTAAGCTTAGTTTTGTACCAAATGTAAATCATTCGGTCCAAACGGTTCATAGTAATTTCAAAACCATGCTCTTTCTTAGCCATTGACTTAACAAGTTCCATAGCACTTCCCTTGTCAATCCAAGGGTCAACACTATCAACATAATTGATAACGAATGAGTCATCAATCAATTTCTGATTATCACTCATCTCATCAATAATCTTAACATAGTTAAGTACTTTACGTGCATAGTTCATACGGATAGCCCAGTTAATCACAGTGGGGTCATCTTTATCCTGTGAACCCCATTTAGCAATAAGCTCATCCTTACCAATTACTTGTTCTTCTCCAATTTGAGTTGTTACAAGAGTACCATTAAAATTGGCTGTTACAGGCTTACCTGACTCAACCTTACTAGTCCACGTAGCATCAAGCTTAAGGCTCATCTGCTTGTTAAGTGGATGAGTTGCAAAGTAGTTGTTAAACACTGTGGTCACAGTATTAGTTTCTGTGTCTGTGGTTGCCTTACCTACGACTTGCTTCTCAGGGTTGTACACATCAAAATCAAAGTTAGTTTGGAATTTTACTTCCTCAGGCAAAGTAAATTTAACCTTGTCACCTTCATTGATAGTCATGCTATCATCAAAGTGAACATCCTTATATTCTACTGTGAAAGGTGAGTATTTTCCATTCCCATTAGGTTGTTCAACTACCACATCAGGATTAGTAACTGTGATTTCATTACCTTCCTTAGTAATAGTCGTAGGAGCCTTTGTAGTGCTCTCAGTCGCATTTTCCACAGCGGTAGTGTTATTCTCCACAGAAGGAGTTGAAACCAATTCTGAGGCTTCCTGTGAGGCTACAGGTGCATCCTGAGTGTCAGCCTTAGCATTGTTAGCAATAGCAAGTGTAGCAAGTGTAGCTACAGCCAATAAAGTAGTTTTATTTTTCATTTTCATCATTCCCTTTTTTAAGTTTTACAAATTTCTTAGGACCTTCAGCATAAGCTGTTTCATCCATACGCTTGTAGGCTTTACATCCCATATTATCATCAACCACAAGGTCATATACATCTCCTGACTTGTGATTTCTGAAGAATGTAGTCATCCTACTTGAGTTATTAGAGGTACGCTGTAAGAGTATCATAGACTCATACCAACCTTCAATGAAGGCTGAACCATACATATCTGAGGTCTGAATTTTAGAACCACGCTCTAGCTTTCTAGAGTGATGGACTATCATCACAGAACACTTTGCTTCATTCCTCAATTCTGTTAGCATCTCTAACCTTTGGACAATATCTTGGTGACGGTTAATATCTCCTGAGCCAAACAACAAGTACATAGGGTCAATAATTAAGAGCTTAATTCCTAATGCTTTAATATCATCCTTAAGCTTGTAAATTTGGTCCATTGTGATATTGTCATCCACAAAGTAGATAGGCAAGTCTGTCTCACCTGTGATAGAGTAAATCTTGTGCTGTTCCATAGAGAGGTTGTTTTCTCCCTGAAGGATTAATACAGCACCCTGTTTGACTTCTCTACCATCAAAAGGTCTTCCTGTAGCAACAGCACAGGCTAGATTGAGGGTGAAAGTAGACTTGAAGCTCTTAGAAGGTGCTCCAATGATACCAACTGAATTATTCTCCCAAAAATCTTCAACCAACCAAAAGCCAGTAGGGTCAAAGGGTTCAATCTCATCAACTTTCTTGATAGACACTGTACGCTTGACTTTGCTTTTGCCTTTATCTGTCAATTTGGTCAATTCTGTGCTACCACGTTGAATTTTTGAGGTAAGTCTAGGTTTGGTCTCTAACTCTTCCTCAGCTTCTTTCTCCTGAGCTTCCATTTTAGCGAATACCCTGTGAACCTCTTTGTCCACATTAGACTCATTAAACTTAGCCATTGACTTAGGAGCATTTAGAAGCACGAACTTAACTTCTTCCTTGCTTGCTCCTTCAATAATCATCTTACGCTCAACATTCCAAGCCCATTCAGAACGGTCAGTACCTAAAATCTGACGGAACTCAGGTCCAATGTTGTAATCCATGATTAGAGCTTCAATATCATAGTATTTAGTCTCAATAGGCTCATTTTCAACTTCTACAGATGAGCGAATATCCACATCCTTGAGGTGCTTAATGATATCACGCTTACGGTAAACAGTTCCTTCACCCTTCATGTTTGAAACATTGAATGTACTAGCATACTTGTGATTTCTAGTTCCTGGTATCCTATAATAATGTACTATATCACTACCACAAGGGTCAAAACCATACTTAGCTATGAGCTTACGGTTGATGATTTCTTGCTCTTGAGGTGTCACAGGGTTGTCTAGTATCCAAACACCTTGGAACTTACCTGGACTAGTTTCCCAATAGTAAGATGGTGGTAGGTCTTCAGGGATAGGTACTCCATCAATATCCTGTGCAATGATATAACTATCCTGTGCATTAGGTTTAATCCGTTTTCCATCACTCACAGGAGTAAAACAGATGTATAGGTCAAACTTATCCCTTAAGGCTTTAACCTGTGAACCAAGCAATTTCAGTGGAAACTTAGCCTCTTCAAAATCTCGATTAAACCTTGCTTCCTCATGTTTGCGGTTATAAAATTTCTTGTTAATTCCTACGTGAACTACTCCATCCTCAGGAAAGTTACGTTTTAACAATGTCATAAATTTATTAGATGACACTCGACCAACTCAACCCCTCTCTAATCAATTCCCTCTCATAGGCTCTATCAGCAGGAGTCTGATAGGTCTCAAAAAGCTCATTATATACTTCTAAGACAATTTCCCAACCTTTAACTTTATATCTCCACAGTGAGTCCATCACTCTTGAAACATATTGTCTCAAGTTCTTCTTAAAAGCTTGGGTACGCTTTTTTCTTTCATCATTCCATTTTTTAAATGAGTCTTTTAATGTCCCAAAAACAAACTCAGAATGTCTAGCTTCCTTATCGTTTAAAGTTGTGTCATTTACTAACACAGTTCTTCCTCTTGTGTTACTTTTAATAATTTTGACAAGACCTAGTGCATCTAGAATATTGAGATACTTAGCAAAGGCTTTCTTACAAGAAATACCAAGATAAGGCATAACTTCCTTGTTATTAAATGTATACTCAGTTTCACCATGACTAGCAACCACAAGGGAATAGAAGAATGATAGTACCATTAGGGTGTAATGGTCTAGTCTATACTGCTCAATCCACTCAGTCTGCACAGTGATGAAAGGATTATCAGGGTTTGAACGTTTCATGAGTTTGTTATACAAGGTTGCATCAACTTCCCAATCACGCTTAGCACAAACTCTATACTCATCATGCTTTTGGTATTTAACCTTGTTACGCTTAAGCAAACCTAAATTCTCAAGGATAACACCATACTCATACACAGAATTGTATGTAAGTCCTAAGTGTTCATCAAACCAATCATTGGTGGTTGATATTTTAGCAACAGGTCTACCTTCAGCCATACTAGCCATACAGGAATAGAATAACACAAGTCCTGGACGGTCAAGATATTGGTTAAGTTCTGTGGGGATTTTAATATACATCATTTTCCTCTTTTCTTTGAATTATGGTATATCTAGGTTATCACTTTATATCCCAAAAGTCAAGAGTTTTTATAAAAATATTTTCAGTTTATTATTAGGGGTTGAAACTGTATAATATAAGATAACTACTATAATCTATAATATATAGTATATAAGTAATTATCTTATATATGGTAGAGATAACCCCCAATAACAAATTCTAAAAATTTTCTTCAAAAGTGTTGACAGTCAATCCTCAATATGGTATTATACTTAAGAACATCATTTGCCTTGAGTTCCAACAAATCAGTTGGAGCTCTTTTTTTTGTTATATTAAAGCTCACCATAGCTAAGGATGTATCTGAATTGACTTATTGTGTCACAGGTATATCCTTTTTTATAGGCTTCATGTAGGAGCTCAATTCCTTCATCAAGGTTCATGAAATTCTTACTGAAATAAGCATTGAAGGTATTTCGTGCTACTAAAGGTGTGTCAGGTACTAATTTCTTAAGCAAGTTATCCAAGGTAAGGTTTTTCTTAGAAAGAGGTTTACGACTGATAACGTACTTAACAGGCTTAGTAATCCCATAGTAACCACCATAATTACCATAACCTCCTGAGTAAGTGGTCACAGTCTTAGGAATTGGTTTAGTTGAATATTTCCATGAGCTAGTATCCTGTGTATCTAGCCACAATAGGAACTTAGATAATCCTTCAAGGTTCTTTTCATAAGCAGGAATAGAGATAAACTCAGTACGTTTGTGCTCATTCATATAGCTTGCAGATAGGTTCACAATAGGCTTATTAAGGTAAGGTCCTAATGTAGCTACATCTGTGTAGGAACCTGTAGCAAGTTTGAAATACTTGGATAGCTCATCATAAATTTCAGGAATTGAGTCTTTATCATAGTTGTAGAATACCATCTCATTCCAATATCCTTCATGTACACCACGGTCAACCTGAATGAGCATAGAAGCCTCTGAGAACTCTTCTAAGAGCTTTTCAGTCACAGCCTTCTTAGACCCTTGGCAACCAATTTCTTCGTCTGTAGTGAAGAGAATATGAGGTCTGAAGCCCATATCAAGGATATCAAGGATAGTTTTGACTCCACAGCGGTCATCAGCTCCTAGACAAGCAAGCTTAGAATTGGCTAGAGGGTGTAACATGATAATATCATTGTGAAAGATGATATCTTCTAGTTTAGGAGCTCCTACGGGCTCTTCTGAGGTCAATCTAGCTGAATATGTAGTTTCATTAGCGTTACGATGAGTGTTGATAGTGTCAAGGTGAGCAACTAACACAGGTGCGTTAGGAGTATCACTGATACCTTGGATAACGTATCCATTGTCAATAACTTCATAGTTATAATCATTAATTAACCAGTTTACTAGTTTGTCACCTAGTTCATCTTGTGTCAAAGTCAATAATTCTTTAAATTGTTTCATTTTGTTTTCCTCTTAATTTAAAATAGTGTATGTAGTTTTCAATTCTTTAACTTGTTCAATGGATAGTTCATCCATAATATCTTCATAATTTTTGGTACCATCAACATCAGACCGTTCAAATCTTACACTGTCTAAAATTTCTGAGGTTCCATAAGTAGAATAGCTATTAAGTCTACTCATGTTACACCACAGCCATACCTTGCGGTCTTCATAAGCATCTTTGAAATTACCCTCAGGGATATGAGCACCTTTAATTTGCTTAAAGTCATCAATCTTTCGTCCAAAGAGAAGACAGTATAACACAGAAGTAAATTCATAAGCTGTTTTATTGTCATCTGTGTTAATATTGCTATAACCTCCTGCATGAGCAATTTCATAACCATCTTTATAGAAGTATGAGCGATAGAGATTTTTAAGATACAACTTACCATTTTCTTTGACAATTCCTGGATTGTACGCTTTCAAGAAGCTAAACCCTAGATAATCCATAGCAAAGTGAGAGTCCTGACCTGCTCCATCTTCTTTGTGACAGCTTCCTGCAAACGCCCACGCATCAACAAGCTTAGGGATATCAAAGTCTGCTGTATCCACAAGGAACAAATGAACATCCTTAAGGTAACCTAGTTTATGACTAAACCCTCTTTTGTAGAAATCATCAAAATAATCCTTGACCTCACCAAAATATTGAAGCTCTTTCTTTGTAGCCTTGAACCCTTGTTTTGATAGCTGTTTAGACAATTTAGGTGCATTAATACCTTCAGTTAGTTTGAAGCCTTCAAAGTACTTTTCAACCATACTCTTATAGGTATAATTCTCAAGGTTAGGATTAAACTTAAGAATTTCACCCTTATGCTCTTTCCAAAACTTTTCAGCATTTTCACGATTGTACTCAGCAATGAAATTATCAATTTTCTCTGAGTCAATTTCACCTTTATATGACTTTTTGATTTTAGGGTATAATTTAGTAGGTACATTATGATATCCTGCTTCACTTAGTTTCTTACTAAGTTCCACATAACCTAGCTGATTAGGTTTACCTGCGTCAAGATTGATACGACTTAGAGATTTTTCAATAACACTATTAAGGATATCCTTATGGTCTTTGATAAACCCTTCAGGGTCTTGGAAGATGATTAAATCTTTATCAAGACTAGCAAGAACTAAAGGCAAAGGGTTTACAAATTCATCATCAAAGTCCATAATTTCTAGATATTTATCCTGATACTCGATTAAGTTATCTACATTAAGGACTCCTAACAAGGAACCATTAATATTTTCTTGGATGAATAAAGCTCGTTTACGAATATGATTAAATTTACGATATTCCTTTGTAAGGTCATTTACACTATCAACCTCATCCATTACAGCTTCAACAAGTGTCAAACTCACTTTTAGTTCTTGCACTGTTGTTGCAATATTCAACAACTCATTTTTCAATTCTTTTTGCAAATTGTTTAGTCTTACTTGTAATTCTATTGGCAATTTTTCAAATTTCATTTTTCAACCTCTTAACAATATTTACTTAAGGAGCGAACTCCTACCATCTCCCCATCAAGGAAGAATTTTCGACCTGTGATAAAAATATCTTTGTACCCTTTTTGTTTCAGGCACTCAGCAGTGATTTTGCTTACTACAATAATTGAGTAGTTTCTTTGTAATTCCTTCATCTTTTCATCTGAAATATCACAAAAATGTGTAATGATATCTAGTGGTGCTCCTTCACAGTGACCAATGTTCTCAAACTGAATAGATGCCCTGATAGGCTCTTCATATTCACAAGGTTTGATAGTCCTAATGATAGTACCTTCATAATTTACGATTGTAATATCGTGACCTGTTAAATTTGCAATTTCTTTCATGCAATACCTCTCTTTTTCAATTCTTCCTTATATTCCTGTTCCTCAGTAATCATTTTAAAGCTTAGGACAAGGAAAGCCAAGCAATAGGTCCAAACTGTGATAGCAAAGCTATAATCAAGCTCAAAGCTTCCTACCATCATTGTTACAATGTGGAAATACCACAGAAACAACTTTTTAAAATTAATTTTACGTTTACGCTTCTTCATTTTCAACTCCTTCAATATGTTCATACAGAAAGTTACTTTGTACAACAGGAACTAAATACCTGTGACACCAACTTTCTAACCACCAACAGCGACCAGCTAATAAATCTAGCAACTTTTCATTTTTCATCCTAAGATAGGTATAATCAATAAAATCATTGTGTTGAGATAAGTATCTATTGAGAATAATTGCCTTTCTTTTATCAAACGGGTAATCTACCATGTAGAGGATATCCCCTACTTCATAATTACTACCATCAACTTCAAACCTTCTAGCGACCTTCACAAATTCACAATTCATGTGAGGCTTTCCATAGGTTTTAAAGATATCCCTGAGCTGTTTCTTTGAATAGATTTTCAATAAATTTTCTTTCATTATTCCTCCTTATAGAGAAAGTTATAGATAGCTGATAAGTTCAATTCCTTAAGATTATCATTAAACTTTCTATAGATATTCCAAGCCTTGATACCATTTCTTTCAGCTTCTATTGATAGAAAATCTCCGAGATGACCTAAGTTAGACCATCTACCAGTTAGTTCATATAGTATAGGATAACCATCAATATTTGTGTAACCATAGATACAGCCTTTCCTAATAGTTAAACCATCTTGAGTAAATGTTTTAGTACAGATACATACTTTTAGAAATTTTAAGTAATTTTTACGATTATATCTTACATAAGGGCTATCTTTAGCTTTTATAGCTTTCAGATTTTCCCTGAATAGTTTTAAATCTGTTTTCATTCATCCCTCCAATATAGAAAAGTAGAAAATTGGCTTAGATTAATTTCTTTAAAATCATAACCATTACGTGATGGGATATTCCATCCCTTAAAACCTTCTCTAGTCGCTTTATGAGTAAGCAAACCCCCTTCATGACCCTTATTTACCCAAAGACCTGTTATTTCATACACAACATAGCCAACAGACTTTTCTCTTAAAAGGTATATATTACCTTTTTCTATTAGTAAATCATCATGAATGAAAGGTTCTATACATACACAGACTTTTAAACCATCCACGAGGTTTCTAAAACCATTTCTTACATAATCACTATCCTTATTTTTAATAGCTTTAAAATTTTTAATGAATTTATAAATATTAGTCAACTTTATCACCTCCTTTATATAAAAAGTTTAAACTTTCATAATAATCCTTAATACTCTTTATGTTGTTAAAGTAATCTACCCTTATATTCCAACATGTGAAACCTTCATCAAAGGCTTCATCAGAAACATGTTCATCATGACCATCCATTGTATCTTCTAGATTAACAATAGCGACTATAGTATTACTTGATACAGGACTCACAAAAGGTTTACCTACTAAATAAGTCCCAGGCAATATATCTTTAAAGTCATAGTCAAACTCTTTTGTAACTGTAACTATTTTGTCAATCTCAAAGTTAGGGTCAAGTTTCTTGAATAGCCTCAGTCTTTTTAGTGCTTCCATCATTTACCCCTTAGTTTTATAATACAGAAAAGAGTTTATAGGCTTTAGAAATCTTTCCATAAATTTTAGGTCAGATGTACTTATCCACCAATTAGAAAATCTTGATATAGAAGAATATGTGGTCAAGGCGTTTATATTTCTTGTTAATTCATTAGGGTCAAGGGTTATTATTATGCTATGCATTCCCCACTTATCCTCTAAATAGTTCCTTGCTAATAAATAATAGTTAGGTGCAAAAATCCAACCATTAATCTCTAGTGAGGTACTAAGTAACACAAGTTCAGCGTTTTTATATCTTGGCTCTAGCTTCTTCAAAATCCTTTCCCTTTCTTTAGCTTCTAGATAGTTCATCATTCCCCTCCTTAGTATAAAGAATAGGTAATAGGGGCTTAAGTGATTGCCTCATCTTCTGTAAATCTTCTGTGTCAATCCACCAATTAGAGAACCCTAATTTATCTAACTTAAGAGATAAAGCATTAGTATTTTTTGTAGGTTCTGTAGGGTCAAGAGTGATTATTAGATGAAAAACCTTCCCATCATAATCAACCTCAGCACATTCAACCACTAGATAATAATTAGGTTTAAAGTTCCACCTATTTATAAATGCTTCTTGACCAAGCAAGACAAGTTCTGCTGTTTGCCATCTACCTGACTCATCAAACATCTTTTTCCTTTTTAAGGCTTCTCTTAAGGTCAGCATTTTACCATACCTCCCCTACTTTCATCAACTCCCATTCATCAAAGTCAACTGTATAGAGTCTCAAAGTTTTAAATTGTGAGTCCCAAACCTCAATCATACAGTCATCATCAACCATATATTTTTTAGTAATTTCACCATCTTGCAAAGGTTGTTTAGGAGTTTGAAAATCACTATCATTCTTCTCCAACACCTCAACACGTTCGCTGAGGCTCTTAATTCGCTCCTGGTTGTCTTTTACGACCATCACAAGGGAAACAGCCACAAATAGCAATAGCGTTGTTAGAATGGCTCCTATAGCCTTCAAAATACCTTCATTTTTCATCTTCATCATTTACCTTTCTTGTATACAGTTACTATAGGGTTTTTCATTGCTTCATCTTGTGAGGCTTTACGAATTGACTTGATATACTTTCGGTCAATCTCTGAAAAGTCTTCCACAAGTGAGATAACCCTCTTTGTCATTTTTCTATAATTAGTTTTGAGTGAGAAGGGTTCATGCCCTTCAAACTCAATAATATGAAATGTTACCATAATTTCTTACCTTTTTAATAATTTCACCTGTTCCAAAGTCAGCATGTAACTCAAAGTCACCTGTAGAAGGGCGGAACCTTGCCCAATAAGGCAATCCCATTAGGTCAAAAATCTGACAAATTCCATCACGGTCTGACTTACTCTGACCATAAAAGTCTTTCACAATGAGATTTTTGTTAAGGTCAAGACCTACATGCAAGATAAGTGTCCCCCAATGAGAAAGGAAAAGCTCTTGTGTTTCTTTCTTATAGATAATCTCCCATTGGCTCTCTAGTGGTCCCATATAACCGTAGTCATGGATACGACCATTTTTATTTGCGTAACCCTTCTCAAGGGCTTTATTATATAATGTTTCAAGTTGTTTGCTCATTTTTCTAGTTCTCCTTTAGTCTTTCTTCAATAAATTTTGCTGTTTCTTCTCTTGTTTTCATTCCATAAAACTTACCTTTGTATTCAATACCTGAGTATACATCCCAAAAGTAACCTATAAGGATGAAAGATAACCGCCCTAAAATGTAGACAAAATTACTTTCTTTTGATAATGTACAGATAGGCTCTTTAGTACCTCCGATTAGGTAGATACAAGCCTTTTTCTTGTAAATCACTAATTTTAGCATATTTTTGTTTTCTCCTATGATTTTGATAATGTTTAGATGTTTTTGGCTTGTCTCACAAGACCTATGCCTATTATTCACAAATAGGGTAGTATCTTGACTTTTGATAGCTCCGAGGTCACTATTCCTTGACCTTATGCCCCCTAACCCCTTGCAAGGTTAGAGAATAGCTTTACTATTAAGGGCTTATGCTTTTGCATTTTCCAAGGCTTGTTCAAATTCATCTGATGTTAGTTCTACATAGCCAAGGTTTAGTTTGTGGTTATAAATTCTACGTACCTCTTTTTGTGTTGTATCTTCCATAACTTTATAGTTTGCAAAGCGAGGACTTGCTACAGTGCTAGCTGACCAACCTTTGAACATTGTGTTATTCTCAATATCCACAAGAAGGAATAGACGGCTTCCATTTATGTTGTATTTACTGATATAGAGTTCAGCGGTGTTATAGTTGAATTTGTGTTTAGTCATATCTTTGACTCTCCTTTGATTTTGTTATCTTTGATAGGTCTTTCATAACCTATCCTTACTATAGTTCTATTATAAACTATTGTAAGTTGTTTGTCAAGCTTTTTTGTAAAGTTTTTATAAATTATTTTAATTTATTTTAAGGCTTTACGCTTTCGCTTGATTATGTATTAATTATACGATAATGTAAGTTAATTGTCAAGTGTTTTTGTAAATAAAATATAAATTATTTTAAATTTTTTTATCAGTCATTTGCTTTCAGTCTATACTATATGAGCAGTAAATCACAGGATAGCCAATCAGATAATCTAGTATAGAATAAAGGTAAAGACTAGAGGTATAGAGGATAAGGAAGGAATGAAGGACACAAGGCAGTATATTGTACTATTTTATAAAGGTTATAGAATAAGTGCTAAAAGAGTGTAGTATTATGTATATGTATAGTGTATAGGTAAAGTGTAATGATATGTAAGTATATAATAAAGGTAATCTATCTATGTAATACAGCTATATGATAGTAATATAAGGTGGTATGGTATGGTGGTAGATAAGCTATGATAGATAGGTAAGATGTATAGGTATAGTGTATAGGTGATGTATGGTAGGATAGGATAGTATTAGGGGTAGAGAGAGGGTTAGGGTGGTATGAAAGTATGATAAAATGATTGTCCATTCGCTTCCATTATCACCCCTTGCCCTTACGGATTAATGCTATTTTATTGAGGTAAAAGATGGAAAAATGTTAGGTCGATTAAAAAACGGAAATGGGGAGAGGAGGCGAGGATTTCTCTATTCACCACTAAACTAATTAAGGTAAAAGTAGGTCAATCGCTACAGTACCAATGGATTACACCCTCTACACTATTCACCACTAATCTCTTTAAGGTAAAAACAGGTTAAGCCTTAGAGTCCCAAGGGATTAGCTCGGTTAAGGTCGATTAAAAAGCAAACTAAAAAAGACCTCCTCTGATTTTCCTTATTCAGTAGTGAAGGTCTTATGGTTAAAATAGGTTATGGATAAATGTTATTATGGACTTTTGCTGATGAGGTCTAAGAGACTTAGAAACCATAGTAGAATAGTATCAGTTTAGCTGTAAAGACCTGAGTGTTAGAATGAGTGACTTTCAGGAAGTGATTTGGCATAACGGTGATAGCGGATGAACTCTCTAAGCCTATTAGACTGCTCTCTAGTGGACTTAGGATTGTTGTAAAGACTATCTAGCTTGCTTAGGATTGTGTTGAAGAAGAAGTCTATAGGATGCGTATGAGAGCGTTCTAAGATGAGCTCTATACGTTCTGTGAGAATTGGCTTGCTGTTTTTGAATGAGATGTAATAGGCTTGTTCTGAAGGGAAGTTATCCCTGATGAAGTTCTTAAGGTATTTGTACCTTGTGTATTTAAGGATACGTGCTGTGATGACCATCTGATAATCAGGATATTCTCTAACTACTGTGGTATTGTGTTCATAGTGTTCTAATAGCCAACGCTTAAGGTATTTCTTATATGCTTCTCTCTTTTCCTCCATTGCTGTGGACTGTGTGAGAAGATAGGCTGAATACATCTCAGGAGTGATGAACTCATAGCCTATTGCTAACTTGATGACCTTAGGGGTTAATACACTACTACCTGATTTGAAGGAGAAGAAGTCTACTGGTAGCTTTGTGATTATTTGAAAGTCTGTTACGGTTAAGTCGTTATAGCTGTTATACACTGTGGAATACACAAAGCTGATTACCTCCTGTGGAGAATAGTCCTCTGCTAAGCTTTTGATGAAGTCCATTACCTTACCCCTACCTAAGCTGTTATAAAGTCTCATGTAGCTGAAGGCATGAAGCTTCATAACGAAGATATTTCTTCCCACAAGGTTGTATAATGGTTTACGATTGTAGACGATATCATCATATTCCACTTCTGTGTCTAAGTGATAGCACAAGAACTGTCTGATATTTTCCTTAAGGGTATAATCTGCTATTTTACCCTCCATTTTCTTTGCTAATCTGTAAAAATGTCCAGGAACTACGGAAAATCTATCAATTCCTTGGTTATTAAAGGCTAAATTACAAATTTTACTAATCTCCATGACTACTCCTTTGTGTTTTTATCTAGACTAGCATAATCTTACTATTTAGTCAATACACAGATGACTTATTCTTACCGATTTTCTATTGGGGGTAGATACAATCTAATATAAGATACTTACATAATACTATAATCTATAAGACTATAAGTAATTATCTTATATAAGACACTTATAACCCCTAATCAAAATTTGACACAGTTTCACAGGTATGATACACTTGTGTCATGAAGATACTAAGTTTAGACTTATCATCTACCAGTTCAGGATATGCTGTACTAGAAGATGGAAAATTAATCGACTATGGAACTTTTAAAAGCAATGACCATGACTATGTGATTAGAGGTCATTACATGGCTGAATTTGTGAGAGTGTTATTTTCCAAGTATGGTAGTTTTGACATTGTGGTAATCGAAGAACTAAAAGTACTTAAAAATCAGAAAGTACTTGCAATGTTAGGAATTATTCAGGGAATGGTTATTCGTGAGTGTTTTAGTTCACAGGTGGAGTTTATTCCTCCTACTATGTGGAGAAAGCCTTATGGATTGAATGGTAAGCGAGAAGAGGCTAAAAAGAAGGCTATTCAGTTCTGTAAGGACAAGGGTGTAGAGGTTAGTTCAGATGATGAAGCTGAAGCTATATTGCTAGGAAAATATTTCTCAAAAAGAGTTGACAGTAACCTATCTGTGTGATATACTGTTTATATCTCTGAAACGAAGGGCAGTTGAGCTGTCCTCTAAGTGTGTATGGTGAAGAGGTCAACACTGTAGTCTGCAAAACTACCATTCGAGGGTTCAACTCCCTCTACACACTTTGGTAATTACCCATTACCTTTCCTTTCTTAAGTGCCTTACAGTTGTAAAAGGCTGTAAGGTAGTTGCGGTGTTTACCGTTGGTTGATATCTCCTTATGAGGAAAGAGGGTTTCAGCAACCCTCCTCTGCATCTTTAGCTCAACTGGATAGAGCACACGCCTTCTAAGCGTGCGGTTATAGGTTCAAGTCCTATAAGGTGCATAAAAATTTTTGGAGGTACTTTGTTGTGACTAAACATAGCAAATTATACTCTGAGACTATGCGAGAGCTTAGCTTGCTTGATGAAGACTCTCTCAAACTATATCAAATGCGGTGGGGACTGATTGATGTAGATGAGGTGATTGTCAGCAAGGTAGGCTTTGCTGTGTATAATAACATTCCTCCTGCTACACCTGTGGCTAAGAACGCTATGCTTCAAATCATGGCTTCTTACGAGAATAGCTTTGACCGTAAAGAGTGGGCTGACCGTATTGAAGGTAAGGCTACACAAACTACTGTCAATGTCAATCATGACACTAAAGATGGTGTTGAGGAGCTTAAAAATTATACTAAAGCTAAATTGGATGAACTTTTTGGAGATATGTAATGGCTTCACATAATCCACAAGAGCACCTGTTTAATAAGCATATCACTTCTGTGACAGATTTAATTAAGGACTATGTATCTTCTGTTGTGTATGGTGGGGATTATATTACAGCAGAGACAGAAATCATTAATTATCTCACAGATATGTACTCAGAGTCGTTTCTAGGGGAAATTGACTATATTCTAGATGTTCTAGGGTATAATGTTACTCCTCAAGACCTTATTGAAGTCAGAAACAAGGTAGATACCACAGCTTTTGTGCGAAGTAATCGTCACAGACTTAAGGATATTTTTCGAGAACACACGAAGAAAATTCAGAAGCTTGTTGAGGATAACAAAGACACAATGAGTAAGGAGGCTATTCTTGAGACCTATTGGAGCAATATTGATAGATTGGCTATCAGTGAAGTTCAGATGGGTATTGAGAAAGCTTCAGTGCAAGGCTCTAAGCTATTTGAAGAGGTTACAGGGGTTAAGCTCCTTAAAACATGGAACTCAGTAGGTGATGAGAAGACTTGTCCAATCTGTAGAGCTATGGATGGATTGACTATTCCTGTGACTGATAGCTTTCAGGCTGTTGCTCCTTCAGCATATATTTCTGAAGAACTAAGCTACACAGGAGGAGATATCGTATATGCACACCCAAGATGCAGATGTTGGGTCACTTATTCAGAAGCGTAAGGTT